GCCAACCTGTCCAGGGCCGACCTGTTCGGGGCCAACCTGTCCGGGGCCGACCTGTCCGGGGCCGACTACATTGAAAAGGCAAAAAATTTATTTTATCCCATTGCCTGCCCGGAAATCGGCGCTTTTGTCGGCTGGAAAAAGGCAAGGGTCAAAACCAGCGGTCATGAGTGCATTGTAAAGCTGGAAATTACCGAAGATGCCGTGCGCAGTTCCGGAACAGGCCGGAAGTGCCGCTGCTCAAAGGCAACCGTTTTGGAGATTCAGGATTTAGAGGGGATTGTATTGGAGCAGGTCGCCGTCAGTGATAGAGATGAGAACTTCCATTACATTCCCGGAACTGTGGTCTCCGTTTCGGATTTCGACGAAAACCGCTGGAACGAGTGCAGCACGGGCATCCATTTCTATATTACCCGAGAAGAAGCGGTGAGGCATATCCTATGAAAAAGCTGACCCGCGAAGAGCGGCGGCGCCGGAGCCAGAGGCGGCAGCTGATTACATATCTCCTGTTCCTGCTTCTTCTGCTGGCGTGGCTGCTGTCTTACACGGCGATGACTGTAGCGGCAGAACTGCCCGCCATGTACAAGCCGGAGCCCGCCACGCAGGACGGCAGCCTACCCGGCGACGATACCCCGGCCACCACTCGCTGTTATCTGACAGCAGAAAAGATCGAGGAAAACGAGAATGAGCTTATAGAAGCTGCTTTGCTGGCCCGGTCTCACAAGCTGGAGGACGTGACCATCACCTTCTACTGCTGCGAGAAACGGCCCCACATCTGTGGGACAGGCTCCGGCATCACAGCCAGCGGCAGGCGTGTAACGCCCTATGTGAGCTGCGCCGTGGATACGGACATTATACCGCTGGGCAGCACCATCATGATCGAGTACAACGGCGGGATGGTTTATCTGAGAGCCGATGATACCGGCCCGGCAGTCAAGGGGGACCATATTGACATTGCAGTCAAGGGACACTCAGAAGCTTTATCCTTGGGCGTCCAGACGGCGGACATTTGGTGGTGTGAAGAATGAGAGGAGACCGATATGTACCGCTGTGAAACCTGCGGAGCATCTTTTGACCAACCGTTTATAAAAATCAGCACAGAAATTATTGATTGGGATGGAAACCGGGAAAAGCACAAGAAAGTTGTTTGCCCAATCTGTTTTCTGCCGTATTTCAAGGAGGAAACCGATGAACGAACTGATTAAGGTCGTGCAGCTCCCAGTTATAGAGGAGCAGCTGCGATCTATGAAAGAGGCCGTGGACAAGCGCGTAGAGGAGGCGCTGTCCCTAGTATGCACAGAAGAAACTATCCAGACTGTAAAAAGCGCCCGGGCGGAACTGAATAAGGAGTTTCAGGCGTTGGAGGAGCAGCGCAAAGAAGTCAAAAAGGCCGTGCTTGGCCCCTATGAACGGTTTGAGGCCGTCTACAAAGAGTGCGTCAGCGACGCCTTTAAGAAAGCGGACGCGGCGTTAAAAGGCAAAGTGGATGCCACCGAGCGCGAAATCAAGCAGCGCTGCGAGGATGGCCTGCGGGAGTATTTCGCAGAGCTGTGCGCCGCCGAAAGAGTGGATTTTGTCCGGTATGAGCAGGCTGGTATCGTTGTGGATATGGCGTCCGCCAAGCAGAAAACGCCCAAAAAGCTGCGGGAAAAGTTAGCAGATTTTGTGGCCGGAATCGCACGAAGAATGGAACTGATTTCCGGTATGGACGATGCCGAGGAGATTATGGTGGAGTTCAAGCGGACGCTGGACGCTCCGGCAGCCATCTCCACTGTGCAGGAGCGGCACCGGCGCATTGAGGCGGAGAAGGAGGCACAGGCGCTCCGAGAGGAGCAGAGAGCGCGGGAGGCTGAGGCGGTGGCGAAAGTGGAGGCCGCTGCGCCTCCGGTCACAGAGCCTCCTGTGGAGTCTGAGAAGGTCTACCGTTGTTCCTTCTCCGTCGTTGCCACCAAAACGCAGCTGAAAAAGCTGAAAGATTTTATGATTCAGGAGGGCATCCGCTATGAGTAACGAGACCAAGAATACTGCAGCTATCGCAGAGTTTGAGGGGAAGAACAACGTGGCCCGCCCTGTTGGGGCGGAAATGGCGGCCAGTCGGGAGGCGCAGGAGGTCCAAGTGGCTATGATTGCCGCCAAGAAGTTCCCCCGTGACGAAGTCGCCGCCTACAACCGAATCCTGCAAGATTGCCAGCGCATCAGTCTTGCGGAGAAGGCCATGTACGAATATCCGCGTGGAGGACAGGTCATCACCGGACCATCTATCCATCTGGCCCGTACCCTGGCAAGAGGCTGGGGAAATGTAGATGCCGGTTTCAAGGTTCTGGAGCAGACGGCCAAGGAGTCCACCGTTATGGCATACTGCTGGGATTTGGAGACCAACTACCGGGAAACAAAGGTATTCGACGTTCCGCATATTCGAGAGACAAAGAAGGGGGCCTATCCCCTCACGGACCCCCGAGATATCTATGAGATGGTAGCCAATCAAGCCGCCCGCCGCGAACGCGCCTGCATCCTCTCGGTCATTCCTGGCGATGTGGTTGATGCAGCAGTCGGCCAGTGCAACGTGACTCTCACTGGAAATGCGAAGATGCCGCTGGTGGACATGGTGAGAGCGCTTGTGAAGAACTTCCAGGAGCAGTACGGCGTGACAGCGGAGATGCTGGAAGCTTACATCGGCTGTAAAAAAGAAGCATTCTCGCAGCAAAGTGTTATCCGCCTCAAGAACGTCTACAACGCTATCCGGGATGGTTCGGCCAGTGTCGAACAGTATTTCGATATGTCCATTGCCTCCCCTGTTAAGCCGGAGAAATCAGGTTCCGAGAGCAATGCTGATAGCGCGACTGGAGACGGCGGCAATGAACAGGTAAACCTCGATGACCTATAACATCATCTCCACCGGCTCTAAGGGGAACGCCGTGGTGATTAACGGCCGAATTCTGATTGACTGCGGCGTACCCTTCAAGGCCCTGGAACCGGTCAAGAAAGACCTGCGGCTGGCTTTACTGACCCACATCCACAGCGACCATTTCAACCCCCGGACGGCGCGGGCGCTTTCAAAAGAGCGCCCCGCCCTCCGATGGGGGTGCTGCGAGTGGATGGTCGGGCCGCTGCTGGAGGCCGGGGTGGACAAGCGCCGGGTTGATGTGATATCCCCATACAACTCAGATGATGCAGCTTTATACAAAGGTTTGGCTGTTGTACGGCCGGAGTTCATTCCTCACAACGTTCCGAACTGCGCATGGCACATCTTCGATGGGAAAGAACACCTTTTCTACGCCACGGACACCGGCACGCTGGAGGGCATTGAGGCTAAGAGTTACGACCTCTACATGATAGAGGCGAACCACACAAGAGCCGATCTGGAGGCCCGTATGGAGGCCAAGCGAGCCGCCGGAGAGTTCTCCTATGAGTGGGCCGCCGCACAGAACCATTTGAGCAAGGAGCAAGCTGAGGAATGGCTATACCAGCAGATGGGGCCGAATAGTCAATATATTTTCCTGCATCAGCACCAGGGAAAAGGTGGGTGAACTGCTTGGAACGTGACCAATTTACCTTTTACCGCAGCTTCTGGGAGGCGTTAAAAGTGCTTCCGAAGAAGGACCAGCTTCCCTTTGTGACGGCGATTTGTACTTATGTGTTCGAGGGAGAAAGCAAGCCATTAACAGGACAGGCATCCGCTTCCTTTTTGCTTGTAAAACCGATACTTGACAAAGCAAGCAAAAAGGCAGCAAACGGGAAGCGAGGCGGAAGCAAACCGAAAGCAAACCGGAAGCAAACGGAAAGCAATATAGAGGGAGAGATAGAGGTAGAGGGTGAGGTAGAGAGAGAGGAAGAGAATGAGAACGATAGTTATACTCCCCCTACCCCCTCTTCCAGGGGGAAACGCTTTTCACCTCCGACAGTCGATGAAGTCAGGGCATATTGTCAGGAGCGGAACAACGGGGTAGACCCAGAGTCGTTTGTTGCTTTCTACGCCTCCAAGGGCTGGAAGATCGGTCAGTCTCCCATGAAGGACTGGAAACAGGCTGTAATCACCTGGGAAAAGCGCAGGAAGCAGGAAGGGAAGGAAAAACCTACTGCCCAAAGCATGAACGACGAGACGTGGAAGTACATCCGGGAAATGTATCACCACAAGGAGGAACCATGAACAGCAAACAAAAAGGCAAGCGCGGAGAGCTGGAATGGGCCAGCTATTGCCGTGGGCAGGGCTATGACTGCCGCCGCACGGCTCAGTATTGCGGGAACACCGGGGACGCCTCTGACGTTGTAGGGCTGCCCGGCATCCATCAGGAAGTCAAGCGTGTGGAGCGGCTGGATTTGGAGGCAGCCATGGCCCAGGCCAAGCACGATGCGCCTCCTTGGGAATATCCCATTGTAGCCCACCGGCGGAGCCGCTGCGAGTGGCTGGTGACGATGCGGGCGGAGGACTGGTTTTCCCTGTACCGGGAATGGGAGGCAAGTCATGACAACTAAGAAGCTGCAAACCATTCTGGAGATGGTGGACCGGGGATGCCTCCAGAAGGACATTGCCAAAGCGGTCAATGTGTCCGTTTCGACCGTCAGCATCTGGGCCCGGAAATATGGGCGTGTGCGGATACAGCGTCGCTACTGCCTGAAGATGTACACCATCTACGGCAAGGACGGGCAATACGCCTTTGAGGGCACCGCCCGAGAGTGTGCGGAATATCTGGGCATCCAATACCAGTCCTTCCGGCGGATGGCGTCCCAATACCAGCGTTACGGCAAGGGCCAGTACGCAGTCTATCCGTCGGAGGTGGAAGCATGAGAGCCGCCCGCTGGAAAGGAAGAGAGCATGACTGAGCATTTTGCATCATGGTCCGGCGGCGCAGACAGTACGGCAACAGCCCTGCTTGCTCTCGAGCACGGGGAGCCTTTGACAGCCTTGGTATACTGTGAGGTCATGTTTGATGCGCATACCAGCGGAGAGGTCCCGGAACATGCAGATTTTATCCACGGGATAGCAATCCCGTGGTTTGAGGAACATGGCGTGCGCGTGGAGGTTCTGCGATCTCAAAAGACGTTTATGGACGTGTTTTGGCACCAGATCAAAAAGGGGTTGCGGGCCGGAAAGTATCAAGGATTCCCGTCGCCGGGGTTTTGCAAGGTGCAAGATCGCTGTAAGACACCTCCGCTGGGCCGGTTTCGCCGGGCGCATAAAGGAGCAGTACAGTATATCGGATATGCAGCAGACGAGGACGAAAGACTGCTGCGCCTGGGCGGGCAGAAAATATCCCTGCTGCAGAAATACGGATACACCCAGAAGGATGCGCGCGAACTCTGCCGGAAATACGGGCTCCTCTCTCCAGCCTATGAGTTCTGTAAGCGTGGCGGGTGCTTCTTCTGCCCAAATACCAGTGACAATGAGTTCCGACATTTGCGGGCACACCATAGGGAGCTATGGGATAAGCTCTTAGAGCTCCAACACGTGGAAAACGTTGCTTTCCCTGGGCGGTTCCGGACAGATGACAACATCATTTACATGGGGTCCAGGTTTGACCTGGAAGAACGGCAGATCACATGGGAGGATTTAGGACTATGACGGATGAAAAGCGCGCCCTGCTGGGCGGCAAAGAGGCGGCGAAGCTATGAGAGTGCTGGTGGCTTGTGAAGAGTCTCAGGAAGTGTGCAAAGCATTCAGGGCGCTGGGGCATGAAGCATACAGCTGCGACATTGAGCCGTGCAGCGGAGGCCATCCTGAGTGGCACATCCAATGTGACGCGTTGGAGATGCTGAAAATGCAGTGGGACATGATTCTGGCGTTTCCGCCTTGTACATATCTGTCGAACGCCGGAGCAAAACACCTGTTCAAGGGGGGCGTTCTCAATCAGGAGCGCTATCGGACAGGGCTTGAGGCAAAAGCATTTTTCTTGAGGTTTCTGAATGCCGACTGCCCGCACATCTGTGTGGAGAACCCAGTATCCAGCAAGATTTATGAAATGCCGCCGCACACCCAGGAGGTCCAGCCGTGGATGTTCGGACACCCGGTTCAGAAAAAGACCCGCCTGTGGTTGAAAGGACTTCCTCCTTTGGAGCCAACTAACATTGTTGACCCGAAATGCAGCTGTCACGAAGCTGGAACATGGTTCATGCGAGGTGGGAAAGACCGACAGAAGAATCGGGCCAAGACCTTTCCAGGCATAGCTCAGGCAATGGCAGAACAATGGGGAGGAATTTGTAATGGATGACGTCAAATTAGCCATGCTCGGAAATAAAGATGCTGCGAAGCGGCTGACGGATGCGGGGGTGCTGGTGCCATGTCCTATGTGCAGAGGACAGGCAAGGGTGCGGAACGAACGTTACTATCAGCCAAATGTCCGCAGAAATGTGATCTGCATGAAATGTTTTACGAACAGCGGATGGTATAAGACGGAACACGAAGCCCGCCTCGCCTGGAACACCCGCGCACCGATTCTGAGTGCGGAGGAAATTCAAAAATTGGAGGAGAACACATGAAATCTGCAAGGATTTACACCAATGACCTGAACCGGCTAATTGCGGCTACCAAGTCTTTTGTGAGTGATAGTGATCATCGACCCTGCAACCAGTACATCAAATTGGAGTTTCATGCGGCAGACAATCAGGTCGTGGCAATGGCCGTTGACGGATATCGGATGTCTGTAGAACATTCCGTTATCAGTGATTGCGACGAGGACTTTGTGGCGTTCATTAAGAGCAATACCAAACTCCGCAATAAGCAGTATGCAACCATCTCTCTGACCGAGGATGGGAAAGAGGCTGTAATCCGGTGCGGTGGGTTCTCGTTCGGATATATCCAGCCGCAGGACAGCGGATTTGAATGGGAAAAGGCAATCCCAACCAGCGAGGTAAAGTATCGAATTGGCTTCAATGGGAATTACCTTCTGTCTGCATTGCAAGCGGCGAAAGTCTCTGCTGACGGCAGTTTTAGGCAACCGGTCATTTTAGAATTTCGCAGCAATATTGAGCCGATTCTTCTCCGTACCAATAAGGAGGACATTAAGATGGTTCTTCCTGTTCGTATCAAGGAAGATTGAGCGGAGGAGATGAAGATGCTGGAGGGGATGGAATGAAGATCGGAGAGCATTTTGACATCGGAGAACCAGCTTTGCAAATCAGAACAGACGAGGATGGAAACACTGTAGCCTCTGCAATGAGAAAGGCATTTGTCCTCTGGAAAGAAGATGTTGACAACTACATCATGGACGAGATCATCAAGATGTGCAAGGAGAATGGAATTACAGACCTGTATGCGCTGAACCGGGATTTCATCCTGTCGGCCATCAGGGAGAAGATGGAAAGGGAGGCCCAACTATGAAGCTGGAAGAAGCGATAGTCTATTTTGAGTCGTTGCTGAAACGTTTTGAAGAAATGCGCGAGACCGAAACATCCTACTGGGGAAAGGTACACACTGAAACAACCATAGAGGCTATACGTACTGCCCTCGCCGCCCTCCGCCCTGTCAGCCGGGAGCGGGTGGAGAAGGTGTTTCCGGGGTGTCCTTATTGCAAGCCAGATTCTGAGGGATATGTGCAAAAATTTGGGGCATACAGCATCCTGAACGGGGAATTGAAAACAGGGCACTGTAAGCCACAGAAAATCAGTTTTTGCCCGCATTGTTTCCGCCCGCTGACGGAAGAGGCCGTGGAGATGGTGATGGAGAAAATTAACAATATGGAGGAAATAACAAATGAGCATTGACTGCAGATATTTTACCAACGGGACGAAAACCGCATACACATTGAAGCATACTGATACTGGGATGGTTGAGGAATTTGAAAAATTCGAGGAAATCCCGGTAGGAGTTCGAGAGCATTTTAAGCGGTTGACTACGCCGAAGTTCTGTGGCCCTGACCTCTCTACCATTCTTGGGCTAAACAGTGTATTTTACCCTGATTGGCCGAAAGCGTGTGGACACCCTGACTATCAGGGGAAACGGTGTATAGCTGAATCCTGTAAGTATGCAGACGAAGCGGGAGGATGGGAAAAGTGCCTGTATTTACAGAGTGGAAAAGGGGCGCTGAACGATGCGGATTGAGCGCAAGCGCTATGTGGTCATGCGGAAAAACAGAACAGAGGTCTGGTGCGGTCTAGCAAAGGCTTTTAGTTTTCGTCCCATATCCGAAATAAAAGACGTATCCGTCAAGACATATCGTTCTGAGGCGCAGGCTAGAAGCGGCTGTTCTTCGTGGGACAGAGACTTTGAAGTTGTTCCGGTAATTGAGATGATTGCGACTGAGGAGGCGCTGAAAGATGGCAGTACGACCGATTGACGGAAATATACTACGGAAATGGTGCGAAAAGATAATTGACCAAGCGTGCCATCCAGCAACCGTGCAGATCGGGGAGGTATTTCTGGACAAGGAGACAAGCATGAGGCTGATTGATGCTAATGAATTATTAGTATTTCCGTACTCTGAAAGCGCAGGAACGGATGAGCAAATAGAGGACTGGATCGAAGAATGCGGTCTTTCTGATGAAGAGGTTATAGACAGGGCCAAAAAGCTATGTTGGATGGTTATTGAGGGATTTGTAAATGTAATAAAAACCGCGCCCACCCTCACCCCGCCGAACGAGCCGCTGACGCAAGCGGACCTTAACGAGATGTATCTCAACGAGGTTTGGCTGGGATACCCGGACGGGAGCGGAGAAACGGCATTGGTGGTCAGCGGGAAGATATACAGCACCAGCAGCATCGAAGGTGCTGGCCTTGACCTGGATGAATACATCATGGGCGAAACTCTGAATAATCCAACTGGAAACTACAAGGTCTACCGCCGCCCGCCGGAGGGAGAAGCTGATGCTTGAGGTATGCCCTGTTACGCTCAAGGAAGCCAACGCTTTTGTGGAACAGCACCACCGGCATCACAAACCAGTCACGGGGCATAAGTTTTCGATTGGCTGTACTGATGGCGAGAAAATCGTGGGAGTTGCAATTGTAGGCCGTCCAGTGAGCCGATATTTGGACGACGGGTGGACGCTGGAGGTCAACCGTCTCTGTACCGATGGAACACATAACGCTTGCAGTATGCTCTATGCCGCAGCTTGGCGGGCAGCCCGGGCGATGGGCTACCACAAACTGATTACCTATATACTGGACAGCGAGAGCGGGACAAGCCTTAAAGCCGCCGGGTGGAAATGCGTGGGACAGGCCGGAGGTCTGCGTTGGACAGGAAAGCGCAGGCCGGAGGTAGATTTATGCCCGGCGCAGATGAAAATCAAATTTGAGATTGATGACGGGAAGCGCCCGCCGGAGGGAGAGGAAGACACCTGATGGACATTGAGAAGCTGATTGAGCAGCTAAACGGATATTTTGAAGGGAAGGACCTGAAAAGAGGCGTTGCACTTGATGGCGCCACCACCCTCTCCACGCTCCGGGCCGAAAACGAGCAGCTGCGGGCCGAGCTGGAACAGGTGAAGCGGTGTATTGAAATTGTAGAAAATCAGAGAGATCAGATGAAGCGGGAGAGGGATGCGGCAGTAGAGGACCTGCACAAACTTTGCCCCGCATGGAAGTGGGACGGCGAGGAGGGCTGACATGAAAAAGCGTAAATACTACCGAAAGTGCGGTATCTGTGGGGAACGGTATGAGCAGAGCGAGATGGTGAGAGATGAATGTTCTCCCACTGGCTGGATTTGCTTTGACTGTTGCATGGGCGTACACCCGGAGTATGAGGAGGACTGACATGAAGCGGCTGACATACTTTGACGGCGGGAAATGGCGGCTCAAAATTGGCAACACCGAATATAGCGGTAAAACCGTTTTCCTGACCCGCGAGGAGGCCGCACTACGGAGGGAGCAGGATGGTTGATTGGGCAGTCATTAGGAGACTTGGGCTTTCCTTCCCTGGATGGTTCATCAACGCCCAGGGGGAGTTTATCGCCCACCAAAAGGCAAATGTGTATTTCAATATCAGCACTTGCAAGAGCGAACTGGATGTAAAGTGCAAGGTGTTGGAGTGGTTTTCCCGCGCGGCTTGTAAGTCCACGCCGTTTCGCCGTGCAGTAGATAATACAGCCCTTCATATTTTCTTCCTGAATGGTATAAATCAATATCTTGACACTAGGTTCAGTGTGGAGGATATGCGAGAGATTTACACTTATCTCGGGAACGCTTGCGACCATCAAAAAACGATCCGATTTATAGAGAGCGGCTATGATATAGCCATATTGGAGGGACAGGAATGAAGGAGTACATCGAGAGGGCGGTTGCTGTCAAGAAATTTGAGAACTATCGCCGTGATTGCGAAGAAGAAAACGACGAAAGAGCGGCACAGATTTTTGAGGACTGCATATCCGAGCTTATGGCTATCCCCGCCGCTGACGTTGCGGAGGTGAGGCACGGGAGATGGAATCCAGAAATCCATCATACATATATTCCAGTTGAATATGACCAGAATGGGGATCCTATTCTCCATGAATACACATCATTTCGTTGTAGCTTATGCGGAAGAGAGGAGCCAAAAGAAGAACCATATTGTCATTGTGGTGCCCGCATGGGCAAGGAGGCCGACCATGAAGTTTCGGAGTAAGACGGGCGAAGTCGCACTTACCATTGAACAGGCATTAGCGCAGTTTTGCGATAGCAAAGAAGATTGCGACTATTGCGAGATTCGGGAACCCGTGCAGCAATACGCAGGGACAAAGAGGCCGTGTCATGAATACGTAAGAGCCAACCCTCACGAAGCCGCTCGCCTGATGGGCTATGAGGTGGTTGAAGATGGAAATGTACTTACAAAAAATGATAGCAAAGGTGAAAGTTTGGAGGCCAACATGGACAAGCCGAGAATTTGCGAGGTGCTGGGGGTTGAGGTAGGAGAGGATGTTAAATATCGGCATACGGACGGAACAGAAGAAAATATTTGTGTTTGTGAGGGTGGGAGGATTATTATTTCTTCTCTTTCATGCAAATTGCCAACCGTTGCTGTACTTATAAATGCCATCAACCACCCTGACCGCATCATCCGCAAACCCCGCTTCACCCAGCAGGAGGTGGAGAGGGCAAAGGCGATCAAAGTTTTGCTCCCGGAGATCAATGCAATAAAATACGATGGTGCATGGACGCAGTGCCTGGAAATTGTAGACGGCACATATTTTCAGAGAGAAGTAATCACCAGACATCTGTTCCCGTCTGTTGAAAAGGGTCAGGTATATACCCTTGACGAGATCATCGGAGGTGCCCAATGAGAGAAATCCTTTTCAAAGCCAAGCGGCTGGATAATGGAGAATGGGTGGAAGGGTATTACATAGGCCCAATAGGTGTGCTTGATGTACATGAGATTTGCGATGTTCATGATATTACAGGACCACGTGTCGAAGTTGACCCCTCCACGGTCTGCCAGTACACCGGTCTGACCGACAAGAACGGGAAGAAGATTTTTGATGGGGATGTTGTAAGACGAGAAACCGATTACTACGGAAAGCATAAAGTTTATGACGAACCAGTTGTATGGGAAGATGACATAGAAAAGGGTTTTTTGGGAGAACCGTACACAAGCGGATATTGCATTCACGGCGGTAATTGGGAAGTCATCGGTTCCATCCACGACGGGGAGGGGGGCAATCATGCTTAAGCTAAAGAACTGCCCGCATTGCGGCGGAGAAGTAATGCTCTGTAGACTGAATACTATGGTTTCTGTTGCAGAGTTTTCTATCGTATGCACAGAGTGCGGACTAGAAACGCGCATTTATGCAAACCCGATGGCGAATTGCTGCTTTGATATGGGCGAAGCGGTCAGGAGCATCACCGAAAAATGGAACAGGCGAGACGGGGAGGGCGGACAGCATGAGGAGGTCGCCAGGGGTGCGGATGAAGTGCAATAAAGACTGCATAGCCAATGTATGCGGAGAATGTGCCGTCGAGAAATGCGAAGGACAGATTCAAAGGCTGGGTATGCGGAATAACAATGCGGAAACAGCGGCTTGGACTTATAAGATTGCCGTAGATTCATTCAAAGACTATTTTGGAAAGAAGGATGCCGACCAATGAACGCCATCGAGAACCAAGTCCGGGAACTGGTAGCCGTAGAGCTTTCCGCCGCAAATGAACGGTTTCCGCAGTTTCATTCCTGCCACGAAGGATACGCTGTGATATTGGAAGAACTGGAAGAGGCTAAAGCAGAACTGGAGGTAGCCGAGGCACAGACTAACAATCTGTGGGAGCACATAAAGAGTAATTATGACGGGGCAGGATGTGCAGAAACGGTAATGAAGTTCGCTATCAACGCCGCCTGCGAAGCCATCCAGGTAGCGGCCATGTGTCAGAAATTTTTGGAGATGGAAAATCGTGCGTAGATATCCTTTCCCCGGAGATATGTATTCTGATGCGCAATGGGAGTGGATATCGCTCAAACGCGCAGAGGGGTACTCCATGCGGCAGCTATCAACTTTCTTGGGGCTTAACACAGATGCGATTTTAACGGCGTTGCGGGTTCGAGGATTAGCACCGCAGGAAAGACCGACGGAGCCGCTTAACAGAGACGAGTTTAACGCATTGGCGGAGGTGGATGATGCCAGATAATATTACAGCAGCTAGAATTTGCCCTAATTGCGGCAAAGAGGGAGTTGTTTATGGAAGTCATACGGTTATGGGAGGGAGAATAGAACGTCACAGGAAATGTCAATTTTGTGGAGAACGATGGGCCACAATTGAGAAGTATTACCGGCCAATCAAAAAAATCATGGACTAGAGGTTGACAAATAGGATATCGAGATATATGATTAAATGGGATTTTATAAAAAATTTAAAAATGATAAACAGTTATATGAAGGCTGTGTGAAAACATGGCAAAGAGAGTGAGAGAGGTTTTGGTTTGCGAAGGTAGGTGATTAAATGTTAAAAATCATGAAAGAACTCTGGGATAAAAACCAGGATAAGCTCAGAACAGAACTGTCCTCAAGAGATGATCTGAATGAATGTAGCTATGTAGACCTTGTAAAGATTGCTTTTGATAAGATTTATAATGATGATAGCCGACTCGACAATGAGAATCTTTTTATAGACAGAGTTCACGAAATTGATGATGGGGACTATCAAGGGACTTTGATTTATCTGATTCCATTCAATTCCTACCAGCCGGACCCGGAAGACTATCGCATGACTTTTGCGTGGTATGGGTCCTGTTCTGGATGTGATGCCTTGCAATCCGCGCAATCATGGGGAGACGGAAAACTAACGGAGCAACAGGTAAAAGACTTTATGTCCATCTGCAAAGACTTGATCTGCAACGCTATCAAACCTTACAACTATGGATGGAGACATGATGATAGATTTGATGTCGTGGAGGAGGGTGACAACTCTGAACAAGAATGATGCGACTATGGAGCAGGGTAAAGAGCTTGTTAAGCGCAAAATGAAGCCCCGTGGCGGAAACTCCCCTGTTATTGGTGATAATGGGGTACATACTAAACCAGGTGACAACTCTAAGATTGCTGGGTTCCTTATGGAAGTTGGAAAGTGGGGGCCTGTTGACAAATCCGATGTTCAGGCTATGGAAAAGCGATTCTGGAACTATGTTGCTCTTTGCTTTGAGAGAGATGTTCGTGTCACCAATCAGGTAGCTTACTTTGCCATAGGAATTACAAAGGATGACGTTTATAATTGGGAAAATGGGCTTACACGCAGCTCTGAACATCGCGACTTCATTAAAAAAGTTAAAACTTTTTGCGGTTCTTATCGCGAAATGTTAGGCGCTGACGGCAAGCTCAACCCCGTAACTTTGGTGTGGTGGCAAAAGAACTATGACGGTCTTGTGGACAAGTCCGAAGTGGTGCTTACTCCCAACAACCCGTTAGGGACTATCACCGACCAAAAGCAGCTTGAGGAACGGATCGCCGGGTCTGTGGTGGTGGAGGAGTAACGACTATGGAAACGACTATCGACTATGCCAGCGACTATGGTGGAGAGGCCAGCGACTATCAAACGACTATGGAGGGAAAGCGAGAGACGGAAAACGACTATCGATTCTGTCCCTTGAAGCTCCACGCGCTACTATCAACTCCTGAAGCGGTTTTAGGAACATCAGACTACAGAGGCGGAGTGGAGTGCAGAAAAAATATATGCGCCTGGTGGGATGTCGACAAGTCCCGTTGCGCCGTGCTATCTCTGGCCCGCAACAAATAACAATACCCCGGCTTGCTCCTGGTGGAGTGGGCCGGGGTTGCTTTATGCCTTGCGTGGCGCCCCTGTGGGCCGCTGTGCGACGTTTTAGTGGCCGGGAGTATAGAGGAGATACTGCCAGACGATAAAACCGCTCTACGGACTTGTAAATGGCCTTTACGGCGGATTTGCTTTTGGGGCTTGTCCGCCCTGCTGGACGTGGACGCAAAAATGTCGCTTGCAGGCCGTAGGACGGCGCACAAGCGGCGGATCATGGGCGGGGAGTATAGTAGGGACATAGCCGCCCACCGTTGGACGGCATGGAGGGCAAAAGAAAGCCCGCCCTAGGAAGCTCCAGGGCGGGCGGTGGTATTATGCTAATATCTCAATTACAATCGGGTCATGTATGACGATCTCCTCAGCGTCCTCGCCGTAGTCCCACGCGTTGCCAGCAATGACGGCCACATAATCGCCATAATAGTGGCCGTGGCGCTGCGCCGCGTCGATGGAGTCCCAACGCATAGCAGACACGCCGGGCAGCTCCTCGCCGGTATCGTCTCCGTTGTCCCAGACGTGGGAGCGGTGGGCCATAGGGCCGGGAGCAAATGGAACGTCTTGGACGCGGACGCCCACGGCCTCATAGTCATATAACGCGCTGGAGGCTATATCCTCAACGCGCCGGATCATATCGGGGGCTAGTCTCATGTATAACACCTCTTGTTGATTGTATCGCGCCCATGCAGACCCGTCAAGATTTCTTTGCGAGCTCCCATATCACCATGAGCGGGAGAAGGATAATAAACAGGATAATCAAGCGGGGGTCACCTCCATTCTCCAGCGGGCGGGTCATGCCCGGTAAATAATCAAAAAGTCGTTGTAGTGGTTGTGATTGAGTTTTACGGGGTAGGCGGACCAAACTTCCGACCGCTTGCCAGTCATCCCGTAAAAACCGCGCACATGGTCAAGCTGTGCCGGGGTCAGGCTGTCAGCCCATGCGGAGCCGATAAAGCCAACGGCCAAATATTCCGATGTCAGGGCTGCGATGGTAAATCGCCCTGCAATATCGGTTGTCATTTCTTACGCCTCCTTCATCCAGCTAATGCGGTAAGGGTCCTCGTATCGTCTGCAATCCCGCGCCCATAATTTTTCTTTGTCTAATAGGTGGTTTGCCGTGATGTAATAGGGCTTTCCGGTTTCCTCGTCCTTGTAATATAGCTTGTATTCGCTGGCGGCCTTGTCAAATACAATGCTTACAAGTTTCATTGTGCGGACCTCCATTCAGTAAAGTTCGGCGCTCTGCTTGCTATATTCGCGCCGTGCGGCCATGTATGCGTCCCGCTGTACGTCGCTAAAGTTGCAGGCGGCGAAAAGCGCGTTTATATCGTCGATATCGGACACGCTGGAGCAGTTACCGAAACAAGAGCACACGTCAAAATCAGCTTGCCAGTTTATACCGTATTCGTGATTAAACATCTCGCGGAGAAATGCGTTTTTCCAGTATTCCGCGTTGTCGCTTTCGGGTTCTGCCTTTTCAAGCATGGCAAGCAATTCTTCTCCGCTATTCACAAAATCAGCGTCTTTTTTGTCGTAGAACGCAAGGAAAACGGGGCTAAAAATCATTTTTTCGGTTTTCCTTCTCAGTTTTTCCCGCTCCTTATCGGGGCCACAGAAAAACATGGAAATATGATCCCGGCGCAGTCCGTAGTAATTGCGAATGTAGTATTCTTTCGCTTGCTTGTCCTGGTAGTCACTTACGGTTTCCATTTCGTCGGCTGTAAATAGTTTCCGGCTGAGGCTGCTAAGGTAAAATTCCTGGAGTTCGTCGCGGCTCTTGTCCTTATGGTGCAACTCATAATCATTTGCATATTTGATGTGGTGGCCGTCTGCGAACACAAGCGCGGAATATCCGAAATAGCCGCCAAAGTCCACAAAATAGACTTGATGCCCCTTGACGGAGGCGGTCTCAATAGCCATTGCTGCGGCTTGCTCCTCTGTCAACGCTTCAATATCGCGGATCGTGTATTCTTTCGTTGCAGTGTTTTTCATTTATGTTTTCCTCCTTGTCATGGAGGGCGGCCCGTGGTATAATGGGCGTGCCCTGGTTCTGTGGTAGGTTCTGGGGTTCTTTTGCCCTGGTCACTATTGCGAGTAGTGGCCGGGGCTTTTATTTGTCAATGATGTAGTACGGAGTTACTTTCCCGTCGGTTGCTTTGGCCGTATTCTTAGCGGCCTCCTCTGTGGCGTACCATCCAATGGTAACGCCGTCTTTTTGCACTGCGTATATATCGGGCTGCATTCTTTTTCCTCCCGGCCTGTGGCCTGTATTGTTTGGGTTCTGATGCCAGTATAATTCAACGTTTGTTATATGTCAAGATTAATTTTATAATTTTGTTATATTTTTTTCTACATTAAATGCACTAATTGTTGCAACAAATATTCTTTTTGTTCAATTTTGCTTTGCGGTACTTCTTAATATCATATATAAGGGGCATCGCTAACCGGACACCCCCGGGGGATAGGCCGGAGCCGTCGTCCCCCTACCTCAGCCACTCTACCACCGAAAATAACAAAAAGCCCTTGACAATTCAACAAACGTTGATTATAATGTAATTGTAAGATAAAATTCAACGGGGGTTATAATATGGGATGGAAAACACTTGGGCTAAAGGAAGCAATAAAAGAAATGTTGCATGACAGCGGGATGACGCAGAAGGGCGTGTGTGAAGCTGCTGGGTATAAGTCTGTTGGGAGTGTTGCACAGCCATTAGCGAGAGGTGACATTAAGATTTCGACATTGTTAAGATTGGCTGATGCAGCTGGATTTGACATTGTGCTTGTACAGAGGAGCAATTTAGAAGGGTATAGTCCAATTAAAATTAAGCCGAACGATAAAAAAGAAGAATCCTAAAAATCCGCGCAAAACAAAAAAGGAGATGATGCTCCTTGGAAGTAAGGAAGGATTTAACAGGGCAACGGTTTGGCCGATTGGTCGCTATCCGACCCGTCAGAAAGCGGGCGAATGATGACCGGCATACAATGTGGTTCTGCAAGTGCGATTGTGGTAGTGTAGCGGTTATTTCTACAAATAATTTAATACAGCAGACGGTTTCCTGCGGATGTGTGTCAAGAGGGCCAAAGATAGATGATACGGTTAGGGCGGTTTGTCCTGGATGTGGGGAAAAGTTTGATATTGAATTGAACGGACAAAAAACTCCACAATTCTGTCCCGATTGCTCAAGAATATATACAGGTAATAGCTGGAAGGTATGTCCTGTTTGCAGAAAACTATTCAAATCGTTTCCGAGCGCAAAAAAGACGACGTGTTCGGAAGACTGCAGCAAAAAATGGGGGAATTATATAAGAACCGGGAGAAGGTTCAAGTGGAGTGAAAAATCAAAGAAAGCGGCGCGAGAAAGCGGGCTTTGGGACGATATGGACGAGGCTGCGGCGCGGGCGAGGGCACGGAAAGTTGGAGACCCCAGGTTTGAGCGGACAGAAGAAAACATAACATCAAAAATATGGGTTCTTGTAGATCCATCTGGGAATGAACATATAGTTCGGAATTTGAAGCTATGGGCAAGCGAAAATTATGAAAAGTTTGGGAAGGATGACTCTGAAAGGTCTATCAAACAAATAGCGCAAGGGTTTTATATGATTGCATTATCGTTAAGAGGGAAGAAAGCACCTCCAAGACTAACATACTTTGGTTGGACATTGAAGGATTTGCCAAGAGAACTGGAGGATGATAAAGATGGACTGGATCAAATGCACTGATAGGATGCCGCCGGATATGAAAATAGTTCGCGTCAAAATAAACAACATATTCGGGTTGCCCTATGAAAAAGAGGCTCGATGGAATAGTAGAAATCAATGCTTTGAATGTTTTGCGCTACGAACGTGGGAACCCGTTTATGGAGAAGTGATTTGCTGGATGCTCATGCCAGAACCGGCGGAGGATTGATGATATGCACAAACTGACGAACAAGCAGTACGAGGAATACATGAAGATGATCCGGGATAAGGAAGAAGGGCGACTGCTCACCCCGGATGGCTTACGGATGATATGTTCGGCAAACAAGTATGACCCGGAGAAGATAGGGCTTCACATGCTGGCGGTGTTGGCGAATTGGAATAAGGTGGATGTATAGGAGGTAAAATGAGAGAAGTTGCAGGGGAATATAATACCGCTAAGATTTTTACAGATGTTGTTGACGATGCTTCCATTGCACAGGTTAAGGAATTGTGCGATCAAGAGTTTTGCACTGGAAGTAGAATTAGACTGATGCCTGATATTCATGCTGGAGCTGGATGTACTGTTGGGACTACAATGACAATCAAGGATAAGGTTGTGCCAAACCTTGTCGGGGTTGACATTGGCTGCGGAATGGAAACCGCTAAAATCAAAGAATCCAATCTTGATATGGAACGGCTTGACAATGTTATTCGAGAGAATATACCGGCAGGGTTTGAAATAAGGTACAATGCACACAGGTATTTTGACCGAGTAGATTTATCGGCTTTGCGCTGTGCGGATAAAGTTGACTTAGAAAGAGCGAAAAAAAGCGTCGGGACATTGGGCGGCGGCAACCACTTCATCGAAGTTGACCGGGATGAACAAGGGCGACTCTACATCGTAGTTCATTCTGGCAGTAGGCACTTGGGATTGGAAGTTGCAAAGTATTATCAAGAGGCTGGATACAAAAAATTATCCGACAAAAACGATGGCCTTGAAAAACTAATAGAAGAATTAAAAGCTGCTGGTAGACAGAGCGAAATCCAACAGGAAATCAAAAGATACAAGTCTGAATATAAATGCGATATTCCTAAGACGCTTGCCTATGTTGACGGGGCTTTATTTGATGACTACATTCACGACATGAAAATAGTCCAAAGGTTTGCTGAAATTAACAGGCAGGCTATGATAGACGGGATCGTGTCTGGAATGGGAGTTCATGTTGAAGATCAGTTTACGACAATTCACAATTACATTGACACTGACAGCATGATACTTCGTAAGGGTGCTGTATCTGCCAAAAGCGGTGAGGTTTTGCTTATACCTATTAACATGAGGGACGGAAGCATTATCGGAATTGGCAAAGGAGATGAAGATTGGAATTGTTCCGCTCCGCATGGTGCTGGACGCTTAATGAGCCGGGCGAAGGCTAAAGAGAGGTTTACCGTTGCAGAATTTGAGAAGCAGATGAGCGGAATTTATACCACATCAGTCAATCAGGAAACGCTTGATGAATGCCCGATGGCTTACAAGAGTATGGAAGCAATCACGGAGAATATAGAGCCAACAGTTAAAATTTTGAAAATCATCAAGCCAGTATATAATTTTAAGGCTGGTGGAGATTAAATATTGCACCCCGCCACAGGGCGGGCGTATATAGTGCCAAGTGCCTCTCCAAATGGAGCGAACAGTGCCAAGTGCCTTTTATCTTAAGGGATAGGAGGCACTTTTTTCATGGAAATTCGGGGGTTGGTAGAGAGGGCATTTCAGAGGGATTTGTCCGACCCGTCTGCGCTATTTGATGCATTTGATTCGATCAGATTGTTGGAGCCAGAGGATTTTAAGCTGGCTCATGAGAAAAACAAAGAGGTACGTCGGCTGTCTGCAAAATTCGCCGCAGAACAAAAAAGCCTCCGTATGTTCGAGTTGAACAAGCGGAGTCTGCTGTTTGATGCGCCGTATGATTTTGATGCGGCGATAAGATATGCTGAGTGGGATAGAGAACCGAAGAAAAAGTTCTATATGCCACGCAGAAAGCAGTTGCTTCCGGTTGTTCAAGCTATGCAGCGGCTATCTGAACGGAAGATACGCATTTTGGGTGTTATGGCTCCCCCAGGCGTCGGGAAGACCACCATTGAATTGATGTTCATGGTGATGGAGGGGTTAAAGAATCCAGATTTAAGCATTCTGATGGGTTCGCACTCAAACTCATTCCTACGTGGGGCTTATGAAGAAGTTGGGCGGATGTTAGACCTCAAAGGGGAGTATTTGTGGAAAGATATTTTTCCATCTGTTCAAGTTTGCAAAACAAACGCCCAAGACATGCGAATTGATCTTGGAAAACGAAAGCGGTTTGAGACCTTTGAGTTTTCGTCTATAGGCTCTGGTAACGCGGGCAAAGTACGTGCCTCGAATCTTCTGGTAGCAGATGACCTTGTACCTGATATCGAGTCCGCAATGAGCAAAGAGCGCATGGACAAGCTCTGGCAGCAGTATTATACAGACCTCATGCAGCGTATGATCGGAGATTGTGTCCAGCTTCTTGTCCAAACACCTTGGACGTTACATGACCCCATTGACCGACTTGAACTAGCCCATGCAGAAGACCCAATGGCAGAGTTTATCCACCTACCTGCTCTGGATGAAAATGATGAGAGTAATTTTGATTATCCGTATGGACTTGGGTTTACCACGGCATTCTATCACAATCAGAGAGATGTTATGGACGATGCTTCCTGGAGGGCACTATACATGACTCAGCCCATTGAGCGTGAAGGACAGCTATACAATGAAGATGAGCTGCGCAGGTATTTTGAGCTTCCTGACGGGAAACCAGATGCAATCCTGTTTGTGTGCGATACGAAGGACAAGGGCACTGATTATTGCGTCATGCCAATTTGTTACCAGTACGGGAATGCCTTCTATTGTGAAGACGTAGTATGCGACAACAGCAATCCAGAGGTTGTAGAGGCGCGGCTGGTGTCAAAGCTCGTTCAGCACAAGGCTCAGATGGGCCAGTTTGAAAGCAATAGTGCTGGCGGTAAAGTGGCAGAAAAAGTTCAAAAAGAAGTGAAAGAAGCTGGGGGAATTGCAAAAATAACAACAAAATATACTACATCGAACAAAGAGACGCGGATCATAGTCAATAGTCCATTCATCAAAGACCGTGTTTTGTTTAAGGATAACTCTGTTATCAAAAAAGATAAAGAATACAGACGAATGTTGAATTTCCTTTGTGGGTACACGATGGTCGGTAAGAATCGAAATGATGATGTCCCAGATGCGTGGAGCCTATTTGCCGAATATGTCCAACAACTTGAGGGAAACAAGGTTGAAGTATTTAAGCGACCATTTTAAAATCTCGAATAAGCCATTAGACACATATAGATATATAGGTTGTTATCTTAACAACGATTGATGTATAATATATTTGGGTAAACATAATTATCCAATTTTCCTCCCCTTTCGGGCTGTGACCAACCACGGCCCAAAGGATAACCCACTCCCCCGGCAGGGTATCTAGTGAGCAGATATTAAACGGAAAGGAGAGCCTCTCTTGTACGTTTCCTGCCGGGGGACTCCCTTCACGTTAACCTGCTCCAGAGTTTCGCAATCGAAGCCGACATGCGGAGAAGATAACGATATACCCCTCCAATGCGTTGACGCCTACGTCCCTACGCGGGTATTAGTATTGGCGGGGACATATGCCGCAGCACGATGCAGCCCACAATCAGGGCCGGAGGGTCGCGCCCTCCATGCGGCAGAGCCGACAGTCATAGTGTCGGGTAAAAAAGCGGTGGCAGCTATGACCTGTCCCGGCGCTATCCCGCTGAAAACTACCTGTACCGGATCGGGTAAAGTACCATATGGCATATCCATATGACGCAGGTGTGACAATCTAAGCGGGAAGCGCACATACGCCGCCTCGCAGTTGCGAGAGACGGGAGCGGTGCCAAAGACCGAAAGGAGTCGTCCATTGAATGAAGATTGACGTTTATTGTCCTGTTTGCGCTGCCGCCGGTATCAATCATGGAAAAGGGCGGCTTTTGATGCAGGTGGATAGTAAGGCAGTTGGTATTGTTTACCCATACTGTAAGGCTTGCAAGAAGAACATTAAAATCGAATTGAAAGGCGAAAAGAGCGCCTGAAAATATATAGTTTAGTGCCAAGTGCCTCCGGGCAATGCCTGGACGAAGCGTGCCAAGTGCCGATCAGTTACCGAGGAATCCTCGGTAGTTGGTCGGCATTTTTTATTATTCTGGGGGTGACGGAGTGACTGAAAACGATACTGTTCGAGCTATATCTGAGTGGCCGGTCAATGGTTTGACGGGTCGGCGCAAAATCTACACGGCAAAAAAGAAAGTCACCCCGGAAAATGTGGTGGAGGTGCTGGGCAAAGCGCTGGCAGTACACAGGATCAACAGAGCGGAAACAGTCTACTTGTATGACTTTTACAAAGGGAAACAGGATATTCGACTGAAAGATAAAATCGTCCGCCCTGAAATCAACAACAAAGTGATGATTAACAGGGCGAATGAGATTGTAACTTTCAAGACGGCCTATCTTCTGGACGGCCCAATCCGCTATGTGTCCAACGGCGGAGAAGATGATGTTTCTGCCGGTGTGAACACGCTCAACGAGTATATGCGTGCTGAGAGCAAGGACACGCTGGACAAGGAATTAGCGGACTGGATGCACATTTGCGGCGTAGCGGTACGCATGGTGCTCCCTGACAAAGCTGGTGAGGAGGACGGTTCCCCGGTATCCATCTACACACTCGACCCGCGAGCGGCGTTTTGCATCTACCACAGTGGCGTAGGGCAGAAAAAAGTCGCTGGTGTTCTGGAACAGGTAGACGAGGAGGGCCAGCCATACTTCTGCGTTTACACCCCTGAATGGTATTTCGAGGTGCAGAACGGCCAGATCACTAAGCAGGAGGGCCGTACCATCCCCTATATCCCCATTGTGGAGTATGTAAACAACGATGCCCGCATGGGGGCCTTTGAGCCAGTCATCCCCATTCTGAATGCCATCAACATGATTGAATCCAACCGGCTTGACAGTATTCAGGATTTTGTCAACGCCTTTGATGTATTCCAGAACTGTGAGTTGGAGAACGGCCAGTATAAGGAACTGGCGAAGGGCGGAATGGCAATTACTATCAAGAGCGTTCAGCCCGGCATGGAGGCTAAGGTCTACCGCATTGCCTCTGAGCTGAACCAAACCAACACGCAGACCATTGTGGACGATCTGGAGGATGCATACCTGACCATCTGCGGGATGCCGAACCGGAACGGCGGTTCCTCTACCAGCGACACCGGGCAGGCGGTCATTTACCGGGACGGCTGGTCCGCAGCTGAGAGTAGAGCCAAAGACACAGAAAAGACCTGGGAACGGTCGGAGCGGGAGTTCCTGCGGCTGGTGCTGTATATCTGCCGGGAGACTGGCGATTTTGGCTTGCAGTTGTCCGACATCAAGCCGGAGTTCACCCGCAAGAACCTGTCCAATATTCAATCCAAGGCGCAAGTGCTGGCGGAGATGCTGAATAACAGTAAGATTCACCCGAAGCTGGCGTTCCAGTACAGCGGGCTGTTCAGCGACCCCGAGGAGGCTTTTAGGATTTCTATGGCCTACTACGAAGAGAACCAGCGCAAGATGGAGCGGAGCCTGCGGAATGAGCTGGCGGCGGAACGGGACAACGGGGACAATCTGTCCAATCCGCAGGATGGCGGCGGTGATGCTGAATGAGCGGCTACTATGACCTCACAGACAAAGCCATCGATATTTTGAACAGGAGGGCGGTCAAGCGGTTTGAGGATGCCAAAGACGAAGCGGCGCTGGCGAAATTTGATGAGCTCAATGTGCTGGAAGTCACCCGGACGCTATATGACCAACTGCGCAAGGACAACCAAGATGTCTTTCTTGAACTGGCGCAAGAGCGGTATCAGGAGGCCGAACCGCATGGAGAAGAACCGCCTGATTTAGCGTGGCTGCTGGCTCTGCTGGCGGCGTACAACGCTGTGACGAAGTATCAGTATTCCCATGAATGGGAGCGAAAGCGTGACCGGACAGCGGAGGCTATTAACTCTACTACCGCAAAAGTCACAGAGTTCCGACGGGGCATTTCATATTGGGCGCAGATGACGGAATGGTATGCGGTGGAAGTAACAGACCAGTCCACACTGAAAGCATTTCAAGACAGCGGTGTGCGCTATGTAAAATGGAACACCATGAATGATGGACGGGAGTGTTCCACTTGTAAGGAGCGAGACGGGAAGATTTATCCCATCCGCAGTATTCCGCCCAAGCCCCATCCCGGTTGTCGGTGCTGGTATACACCGACGGAGAAAAAGTGAATTTGAGCGGCCCAGCCACTTGAATACGGGAGGAAAGAATATGGCAAGCCTTGATGGACCCCTGACAATTACAAATTCAGAATATCGTCCTTGTGTTGTAGATGAGAAACGGGCGATGTTCCACTGCTGGGAGCAACGGGCCGATGTAGTAGACGCCTCACCGTTGCGTGGTGGGCACCCAGGCGGACAATATTGGGTAACGCTTGGCATTGTTGAATACGAAGATGGCTCTATGGATGAAATATCTCCCAGAAAAATCAGATTTCTTGATAGCAAAGGTTTATTTGCCCAATACCCATTTGAAAATTCAAACGGGGAATAACCGTTGAATATGGCGCAGAGAAGCGCCTCACCAAACGCATACAGCAGAGAAGCTGACAAACGCAAAATGGGGCAGAGACGCCCGACATAAAAACGCGAAGGAGAATTGATATGCCGATTGATACCACCGTCATCGAAGGGTTTGAGAGCATGACCGCCGAGCAGAAGGTGGAGGCTCTACTCAAAGTTGAAGTACCCGAGAAGATTGATTTGTCTGGCTATGTGAAGAAGGATCTGTTTGACAAGACTGCTTCCGAACTGGCAGAGGCCAAGAAAACCATCAAGGGGAAGATGTCCGAGGACGAGGCGGCCAAGGCCCAAGCCGATGCTGATCGCAAGGCGCTGGAGGACAAGTACACCGAACTGCTTCGTAAATCCACCATTGCCGAGCATACCGCCCGATATATCGCTATGCCGGGCTATGACGAGAAGCTGGCCCGTGAGACGGCGGAGGCTCTGTTTGATGGCAATATGGAGAAGGTCTTTGAGAACCAGCAGAAAGCCAACGCTGCCTATGAGAAGAAGCTGCGGGCTGATCTGGTCAAGCAGGACCCTAAGCCTGACGGTGCTGGTGGTGGAAGTGAGGAGAAGGACGAGGCCGTTGAGTTTGCCAAGAAGTTGGGAAAGCAGCGTGCGGACGCCCTCAAAAATGCAAACGAAGGTCTGAAACACTATTTTTGATGAAAAGGAGAGAAACAGATGAAGTTTACCAAGAATTCTGTTGGCGGCACCATTGAGATTCTGGCCGCTGACGATTTTGTGGCGATCCCCATTTGTGTCACGGAAACTGCCGCTGTTCCTGCCGGTATGCCCATGACTACTGCTGGGAAGAAGGTGGCTACTACCTCTTATGCTACCGCTGTGGGTATGCTACTGTATGATGTGGACCCGACCGAGAATCCTAACGGTGCTCTGCTGGTACAGGGAGTTGTGGACAAGAAGAAGGTCGAGGATCATGCGAGCATTACGCTGGATGATACTTTTGCTGTACCCGGTATTATTCTGCGGGATAACATTGGCGTGAACAAGTAAGGAGGGATACATAATGGATTTGAGAGAAGTTTTTACCCCTGCAGCAATTGCCGCAAACTGGACAGAGGTCGCCTCCAATCAGATTCCTTATCTCGGTGCTACGCTGTTCCCCGCCCGAAAGAAGGCTGGCCTCGACCTGTCTTGGCTCAAGGGTTCCCGTGGCTTGCCTGTGTCCCTGATGCCCTCCGCGTTTGACGCCAAGGCAACCTTCCGTGACCGTATCGGATTTGAGAAACTGGAGACCGAGATGCCCTTCTTCCGTGAGGGATACAAAATCAAAGAGAAGGACCGCCAGGAGATGCTTCGGGTGCAGGAGTCTACCGACCCTTATGCCGCTGAGGTGATTGCCCGTGTGTTTGACGACACCCGCGATTTGATTGATGGTGCAAATGTCGTGCCCGAACGGATGATTATGCAACTGCTGTTCCCCGAGGGCGGCGATGTGGGTATTGCGATCAAGGCAAACGGTGTGAACTATACGTACAAGTATGATACGGATGGTTCCTGGAAGACCTCTAACTATACCGCACTAACTGATACAGCCACTTGGGACAAGCCCTCTACGGCTGACCCGTTTGCGGCGTTCAAGACGGTCAAAGACGCTATCCGTTCTAAGACTGGCACTGAACTAACAGTTGCTATTATGAACTCCTATACTTTTAATCTAATGGCTAAAACCGATGCCATTATGAAGCGGTATATGAGCACTAATGGCCTTACACTGGGATACCTAACTGATTCTGAGGTAAAGGCTGTTGTGGAGTCCACGTCCGGTCTGCGGATTGCAATTTACGACAAGCAGTTCCGGGACGAGGACAAGGTTGCCCATGCATTTGTGCCCAATGGCTATGTTTGTCTGATTCCTGACGGTGCTCTTGGTAGTACTTGGTATGGAACTACGCCGGAAGAGGCAGACCTTCAAGGAGCCTCCAGCGCCGAGGTTTCTATCGTGAACACTGGTGTGTCGATTACCCGAGAGATTCAGACTCATCCTGTGAACATCAACACCTATGCGTCTGAAATCGTTCTACCCTCCTTCGAGCGTATGGATGAGGTGGCGGCGCTCAACGTCCTGGGGGAATAATCGGGTCTGACACTCTAACCCTTTTCCCCGGCAGTCAGACCCTATTGGGGAAGCAGGTATCCGAGCTGGTAGGAGATGACTTGATGGTCAAGGCTGATGGCTCCGTGGTCGGCACGTTCCATCATGTAACGGGATACACTGAGTTCAGTTCTGAGCCGAACGAACAGGAGGGGTATTACTTTCCTTTCCACTTGGCCAAGACCGGAACTAGGATGACTTTCAAGAAAAACGGGTCTCCGACCAAGCAGGACATTGCATTTGATTCGGATATTATTTTCCGGGTTACGAAGACCGATACTTTTGAAGTCCTTGTGGACGGACAAAGTGTTGTTAAGTTCAACTTCTCTGGAGCTACATTTGAGAGTTAAAAAAGCGGGAGGCAGCATGAAGTTTATTCCAAATTATCGCGTGTGCTATAGCGGCCAATTTTACGAGGCAGGGACTCAGTTCTCCATCAAGGCCGAAGACGCGGATATGATGAAGCGGCACGGGACGGTGTTGGATGAACCGACGCCGCTTCCCGCAACTGAACGAAGAGCCGGGAGACCAAGGAGGGGAAACAATGGACAACCTAGCGAGGTTGAAACTCAGAACCGAAGAGGTTGACGAGGCGGTTCTGCAAGATTGCCTAGAGAGCGCAAAGGCGGCGATTATGGCCCGTCGCTATCCCTTCCAGGAGTGGCCCGAGGAACTTGAGAGCCGGTATCTGGATTTGCAGTTTAGATGCGCACTTGATCTCTATAACAGAATCGGAGCAGAAGGGCAGCTCAGTCACGGAGAAAACTCAATCAGTCGGTCTTGGGAGTCCTCTTGGATTTCTGAATCGCTCTTGCAGGAAGTGACACCGCTGGTCGGGAGGATAACGTGATGACAGTTAATGTACTTGGAGAAAGCTATACCCTGAATTTCATTTCGGAGGAAGAGGACGAGGGCCTGAAAGACTGTGACGGTTACTGCGACGATACTATCAAAACGCTGGTGGTCAAGCAGTATAAGCGTGGCGAGCCAGGAAGCAAGAAAGCACTTGATCTCCAAGAAAAGAAGAACTTCCGGCATGAGATCATCCACGCATTTCTCTGCGAAAGTGGCCTTGCGGAAAACTCCACATGGGCGCAGGAGGAAGAAATGGTGGATTGGTTTGCCAAGCAGTTTCCTAAGCTGGCGGCAGCGTTTCGGGAGGTTGATGCCCTGTGAGAAGCCTCCTGCGTAACCAGCAGCCAGTGTTCTACAAGCTTTATGAGGGCCAAGAGGAAATTGTGGATGAGTGGGGAAACCCAACCGGCAGCTATGTCCCCATTTACAGCGAATTGAAATCCACTATGCTCTGCGTCTCCCCTAACAAGGGCAATTCTGAGGTGGAACAGTTCGGCTCTTTGGAAGATTATGACCGAACGGCCACAACGGCTGACCCGCATTGCCCCATCGATGAGAACTCCGTGCTGTGGGTGGACGGGGCCGATACAGATGGCCCGTATAACTACATCGTAAAGCGGAAAGCGCCGTGGAAAAATTCTACGCAGTACGCCATAAAGAGGGTCACTGTGTCGGAGTACGAAGCAGAAAAGAGCCTGTTCGATCAGAAAGTCAAAGCGGAGGCCGCCTATGCCAACCATCAAGCTGAAACTGAATACGGACTCCATCAATCAGGCGTTGAAGGAAGTCAAGGCGTACCAGAGGAAGGTTGAGCAGGCGCCGCAAAAGTTGATTGAGTACCTGACAGCGCAAGGTGTTGAGATTGCCAAGATGAATGTGTCCGACATGAACGCCTACGACAGCGGAGAGCTATATAACAGCATCCATGCCGAACAAAAATCGGGTGTTGGGTATGTCATAGCGGACGCCGCCCATGCCGCCTTCGTGTGCTTTGGCACCGGCATTGTGGGAAAGAACAATCAACACCCAAATATCGCAATCGCCGGGTGGAAGTATGACGTGAACGACCACGGGGAACTAGGGTGGTGGTACATCGGGCGTGATGGACGGGCACACTGGACAAAGGGTATGCCATCCAGGCCGTACATGTATAACACCGCCCAGCAACTCAGGCAAATGGTCATTCCAGCGGCAAAGGAGGCGTTGAAGTGATTGACGTGGAGAGCCTGATATTCAGTCAGGTCGCAGAGGCCCTCCGGGTGGCTTTTCCAAGAATATTCGTTAGTGGCGAATATGTAGACACCCCTGCGAAGTTTCCCGCCGTGACCATCGTGGAGAGCGACAATGCGGTAGTGCAGCGAATGCGAACGACCAACATTGAGAACGCTGTAACGCTGATGTATGAGGTAAATGTTTACACCAACACCGTCGGCTACAAGAAGTCCGAGGCAAAAGACATTATGGAAGCCGTTGATGGCGAATTTTCCAAACTGGGATTTGCGCGGACAATGTGCAATCCTATTTCAAACCTGAGCGACGCCACGATCTACAGAATGGTGGCGAGATACACAGCCACGGTGGGCAAAGATTTTTGGGTCTACCGTGCAGAATAATTCAGAAAAGAGGTAATTCAATTGAGTCAGAGACTTTCTACTGCGGGTATGACATTGCAGTATGCCGTTGAGACGAGTGCCGGAACCCGTCCAACTACAGGGTACATTAAAATTCCGGAAGTAAAATCTATGCCCAGTTTTAATCCTAGCCCCAATACCATTGACTCCACCACTCTGGAGGAGACCGAGTACATGACCTACGTCCAGGGCTTGAAGGACTTGGGCGGCGCTCTGGAGTATGGGGCAAACCTGACCGAAGACCTGATCGACGCTTGGGATACCCTCATGGGGGCTTATGATACAGCCGTTGAAGGAGATAAGCAGGTGTGGTTTGCCGTGGTTCATCCGCAGCTGGCAGATGCTACTTACTTTGTTGGAACTCCTGCTCCCCTTGGATTGAACGAGGCAAGCGTCGGCTCCATGCTGGAAACCACGCTTTATATCACGCCAAATAGTGCCCCTGTGATGGCGGCAAAACCCACCGAGGGACCCTGATTAACAATCTTGAGGAGGCATACAAATGAGCGAAAAGACCATTGATATTCAGGACATCGTAAAGCCTGCCCGCCTGACTGATGATAAGACCGGACAAGTCTATGTCCTGGATTTTTCTCGTGAGAGTATTGTGTTTGCTGAACGTAACAAGTTTAAGCTGGAGGATGCCATTGAGTATCCTGTTACTGGCATGAGGGACCTGTTCTACTATGCGTTTCGCAAGAACCACCGGAATATCTCTAGGGAAAAGACAGACAAGTTGATCGAAAAGTGGGGCGGCGGCATCCCGGAGGAACTGGTGAAGCGGCTCATTCAGCTTTATCAGCAAGCTCTTGCGGCCAACTCTATCGTTGTTGACGAGGACGCCGCAAAAAACTCCGGACTGACTCTGGAGCTGTAAAGGGTCCAGAGTCATTTGAAGAACTGTTCGTGCGTGACTGTTCGTATTATCTCTCTATCGGTATGACATGGGAGCAATACTGGAACGGAGACGTGTGGATGGTGAACATTTATAGGGAGGCTGATAGACGTCGTATGGAGCGAACAAATGCGGAGTCCCATTTGATGGGAATGTACATTTATGAGGCTTTGTGCGACGTCTCCCCCATTCTTCATGCTTTTGCCAAAAATGGTGCAAAACCGATAGAGTATCGAACGGAGCCATATCCTTTGTTTGGGAAAGATAAGCCCAAAGAGAAATCTGAACAGCAGGAAGAGCGGGACGCATTGTTTGCAAAGGCGTATATGAGCCAGATGGTAAGGGCCGGAAAGAGCTGGGGGAAGAAATAGCGTCCCCGTTGCACCTTGAAAACTTCATAGAGATAGCGGAAACCTCGATACGCCAAGAAATAAAACGACCCTCCGCCTATTCCTAAGCGGAGGGCGATTATTAAATTTCAGAACTTAAAATCTGAGGTTGAGTAATCATCAAACATGATGTTCCCACTTGCATGTATATCTTCTACTACTTCTGGCAATTCATCAAATCTGACCTCAACAAGATTTTCTTGATTTGCTGATATTGAATGGCTTGTGATATGTCCACTATCAACCCCATTTACATGCAAGTCAAAAAATCCAATTGTTAGATTTTGGCCCGTTTTATTGACAACAGAAAAAACTATTGCAGATTTTGGAACATCCAGATTATCAGCGGCATACACCGTTTCATACTCCACTACACCATTATATACTATAGAAATTTTATTGTCACTATACAAAGTATCGCCAATATTTAAGTCTCTTCTCTGACTTAATTCTTCATCTAATTCCTTTTGAGCATCCTGTTTAGTGGAGTCTACATCTTCTTTTGTTATAACAACAAGTTCACTTTTGTCATTCATGGTATCACAAAAAGCTATATCATCTCCGCTTTTGTATTCCTGGATTTGAATAGAAGTTTGGAAATTTTTCTCATCTGATGGACAATTGAAGATAACTGTCCCAAGGCATTTATACACAGATTGATTATTCTCGCAAATAATTTCAATCAATCGATCTACATCAATTGCACATACACTCGGGTCGTCCTGTCTTGCGTTCTCTCCGACAAAAGATATTTCTAAGTTATAGTAGTTACCCGTTTCATTGATTGACTCAATATCGACACGAAAACTTCTATTTTGCAAAAATGCGTTTTTCACATCTTCCGTGCTTGCAATTTCTGGATTGTTAGAATCTGATATATCATGATATTCATGTTCAGTACTCTCGCCACATGACGTTAACCCGATAATCATTAAAAAGGCAAATAGTACAGGAAAAAATTTCTTCATTTTAATCGCCCCCCTCATTATATGATACATCACACAACGGAAGGAAATCAATCAAAATCTTCGCTATCTCTATGAAGTTTGAGGTAGCGGAATTTTATATTTTAGTGCCAAGTGCTTTATTGCCAAGTGCCAATATAGAAAGGTGGTGGCAATATGGCCGTAGATATTGATAGCCTGCAAATTGAAATCGAGGCGACGTCCAGTGATGCAGCAAAGAAGATCGAGGCGCTTACTACTGCATTGACCGGGTTAAAAACCGCGGCTAAAGGAGGGGCGGGGCTTACAACCACCACAAAGCAGTTAAAGGCACTTTCGGAAGCAGCAAAGCTAATCAATGGCGCAAATCTGAATAGTGGGAAAATAAAAGAGTTCACGGCTGCAATGAATAGCTTGGCTGGTATCCAAAAAGCAAGCGGCCTTTCCTCCGCGATCAACGCACTAAAGAAACTTCCTGAGATTAGTGCGTCGCTCGAAAAGACAGACCTTGGTAAATTCGCAAAGCAGATGGAGCAGGTGGCCGCTGCTGTGCGACCGCTAGCGACAGAAATGCAGAAGGTATCCAATGGATTTTCAGCATTTCCGATCAGAATTCAGAGGCTTATTCAGAGCAACGCAAGTCTGACGGCATCAAATAGCAGAGCGGCAAGAAGTTTTGGCGTTCTTGGAACTGGTATCAGTTCTGCGGCAGCTAAATTTAGTATCTATTATTTAGCATTTAAGCGACTTGCCGATGTTATTTCCGGCTGGATAAAGTCGGCTAATGACTACGTTGAGACAGTCAATTTGTTTCAGGTCTCCATGGGTGAGTTTTATGACGAAGCCTATAACTATGCCATGCTGGTCAATGACCGACTTGGCATCGACCCCGAAGAGTGGATGCGTGCGCAAGGCGTGTTCATGTCTATGGCAAACGGTTTTGGGTTAGCACGGCAACAAGCTTATGACCTAAGCGAGGGCTTGACAGAACTGGCCTATGACCTGAGTTCTCTGTATAACGAGGACACAGAACAGTCGGTCTTACGTTTACAGTCTGCTCTTGCTGGCGAAATTGAGCCTATCCGTCGCTTAGGTATTTCGATTAGTCAGGCCACCTTACAGGAATATGCGCTTGCTCATGGCATTGATGAAAGCGTTATGTCTATGACAGAACAGGAAAAGGCATTACTGCGGAGTCTGGTTCTGATGGAGGGGGCCTCCCGGATCGGGGCTATTGGAGATTTCGCAAAAACCTTGGAATCCCCCGCAAATGCTATGAGAGTGCTGCGCCAGCAAATTACTCAGCTTGGTCGAGCGATTGGCACGGTGTTTGTTCCTATCCTCATTCAGGTAATCCCATGGGTTCAAGCATTTGTTGAGATATTGACGGAGGCAATTCAGCGGTTTGCTGTTCTGGTCGGATTTGAAATGCCGGAATGGGAAACCAATGATTGGGGAGAAGATATCAAAGAAAATGCTGACTCCGCTGCCGATTCCGTTGGCGATACAACTGACGAATTAAAAAAGCTAAAGCAGCAGCTTTTAGGAATCGATGAACTAAATATCATTGGTGCATCCAACGAAATCAAATTGGATACTGGAGAAGTCGGAAAATGGACCGACGATCTTGAAATCCCGGATATTTGGGACAAAACCGCCCTTGATGCGTTAAAAAAGCAAGTGGACGAAATCAAACCTGTTTTGAAAGACTTACTTGACAACTATATCATTCCCATCGGTTCTGCACTGCTTGCGTGGAGAATTGCAAGGACGTTGTTTACAGATATCGGCCGCCTTAAGGCTTTGCTAGGCGGGTTGATGTTCACGGTAGGTATTTCTTTGCTGATTGACAGTGTAAAAGACATTCTTTTTGGGGATGGACTAACATGGGAAAACATCCTAAAAGGCGCAGCTGGAGGAGCACTTGCTGGGGCTGGACTTGGCCTACTTTTGGCTAAGAAACTTGGCCTCACTTGGGCTGGTGGAATGCTGCTTGGAGCTGTTGTCGGTCTTGGACTTTCCTTGATGGTCATGTCCATTGCCTCTCAAATCAAAGACGGACTGAACTTTGGGAATGTCCTTTTAGGTGCTATTGGCGGTGCATTGGCTGGAGGAGCGCTTGGCGGATACTTTGCATTCAGAAAAAATCTAAATCCTGCGCAAGGGGTTCTTGGTGGCATAATTGCAGGAATTGGCGTGTCTCTCTTGATTTCGTCTATCACGTCGATTCTTCAAGATGGTCTTAACATTGGAAATGGGATCATGGGCCTCATTGGCGGAGCTTTGGCTGGATTTGGCATCGGCGCAGTCATTGCTGGAGGAGCTGGAGCCGCTTTTGGGCTAGTAATCGGAGTTGGATTATCTCTTGTGATTATGGGAATTACTGCACAAATTAAAGAGGGCGCTGCAACTCTTTCTGGTGGACTGATGACAATACTCGGGTCTGTATTAACTGGTGCGGGAATCGGCTCCGTTGTTCCTGTTATTGGTACTGCCGCTGGTGCCGTTATCGGACTTGGTGTTGGCATTGTTCTCGAAATTGTTGGTATAGAAGCGGCAGCAAATGCGGCGTATGCGGCGTCAGAAGATTTTGCAATCATGGCGGACATTCTTGACCGTTGCACAGAAGCGTCTGAACGCACAGACCAAGCGTTTAATAATATGAAAAATCGTTTAGAAGATTTTGATTCGTCTATTGCTGATTTCCAAGTTGCCAGACAGCTTGCAGACGAAATTTATGCCATTAACGATAATGCAAATGCATCTGCTTATGAATTAGATCAAATGGCGGTAAAAGTTCAAGTCCTGAACGATTTGAACATTGATGGGCTACATTTGGAAATTGATGAAACAACACAACGAGTTAAAGAAAGTAAAGCCGCCGTTGACGAGCTGATTGATTCTTTGGAGCGAGAGGCCAAAATGGAAGCCCTGCGAGAAATGCTTGTTGAGAGTTATAAAGAGCAATATCAGGCAATGCGTGATATGCAACAGGCGGCAAAGGATTATGATGCGGCCGCAGAAGCATTAAATAACACACAAAAAGAACTCAACGAAACAGACATTTTCAGTTGGGGGAAAGCCAGAGAACTTGTCGCTGCAAGAGAGAAAGAAACCGAAGCGGCAAAAGCCGCACAGGAAACATACATGCAATCGGTTCAGCTATACAGTGATCTTCAAAGTGAAACTCAAGGTCTTACAGATTCTATTATTGGGTTAAAGCAAGAAGAATCTGGAGTTGGAGACGCCGGTATTGATGGAATGGAAGATTTGAAAACGGAAATCAATCATTTTAGCCAATCTATTGATATGAGCCAGTTTGAAAATCTAGGAAAGCAAATGGCAGATAACATGTATAAGGGATTCACCAGTTCTGGCCTGCTGCAAGATGCCATCAAAAATCTCGGGAATGGCGCATCGTATAGTTCGGAAAATTCTTCCTCCCGTTCGGCCAACAGCTATTCTGTTCAGGATATCACTGCATACGCCTCCGGCGGCTTCCCCGAGCATGGGCAAATGTTCATTGCCCGTGAGGATGGGCCTGAGCTAGTTGGTCAAATGGGCAACCGAGCAGCGGTGGCGAACAATGACCAAATCGTTGACGGTATCGCTTCTGCTAATACCGGAGTCATCAATGCGGTCATGGCAATCGGTGCAATGATTACTAAGGCAGTCAACGATAAAGATACAACAGTTTCTCTGGATGGCCGTCAGGTGTCGAGGAGCCTGTACAAATACAACCAACAGACGCAGCGAGAAAAGGGCTCTCCCATTACATGAAAGGCAGGATAAAACGTGACATTGACTGTAAACGGAACGGATTTGACGCCTTATATTGCGTTCGGCGGCGTACAGTGGCAAAGGGCTGATGTAGACGGCCCAAATGCCACACGCTCAATCGATGATGCGTTTCTTACGAGAGATCGGATAGCCATAAAATATCGATTGGATATTACTTGCCGCCCATTGACGCTAGAAGAAGCAAGCCTCGTTCTCTCCTCTATTCTGCCCGAGTATGTCACAGTTACATATACAGACCCTATGGAGGGCGGAGATGTAACAAAGCAAATGTATTCAAACAACATCCCCGCCCAATTCCTAATCAAGACCAGAAATGGGAAAGAGTTATGGGGTGGAATCACATTCCCTCTGATTGAAAGGTAAAGAAATGGCAGTTAATCGAATTCTCGTTGGTGATATAGAAATAACGGGGATTTATAATCTGACGTCCGGAAACGTCAATTTAACTACTTCTCTTTTAAACGATGTCCTGGAAATGGACACGCTTGATTGTGACTTTAATAGTCAACTGGATAGTTCCACAATCTTGGCTACCATTGGGGAAAAGGTGGTTTACTACCATGGAGATCAGCAAAGACAAACCCTCTATGTAGATAGTATCAAACGAACTGGGCCTAGTTCCTATCATCTGTATGCGATATCAGCGGTATCCAAGCTAGACACTATGCTCCATCCCGGCGGAATTTACACCGGACAGACCGCAGAATCAATCATAAAGAATATTTGCGGTGAAATCCCCGTTATTGTAAAAAGCAATCTAAAGAATGTTAAGGTGTATGGATGGCTCCCCTATTGTAGCCCACCGAACAGCTCCGCACGAGACAATCTCAATCAAGTCCTGTTTGCTATTGGCGCTTGTCTTACTACCGATTTGAATGGTGTTTTGCGAGTGGAGACGTTTTGGGACGGAACCATATCGACAATAGATGCGAAAAAGACGGACATGGTTGGCTCAGTTACAGATAATCAAAAAATTAGCGCGATCTCTGTCATTGAACATCAGTTTGCGGAAGGACAAGAAAGCCAGGAGTTGTTTAATGGCACAGCTCAGAACGGCGATCTAATCATTTTCAATGAGCCGATGCATACCCTGTCTGCTTCCGGATTTTCCGTTTTGGAAAGCGGAGCAAACTACGCAAAAATCTCTGCCGGTACAGGGACGCTTACGGGGCTGAAATATATCCACAACAAGCGAAAAATTGCAAAGGTAATCAATGAAAATGTACCTGAAAATGAAAAAGGCAAAGAGAATGCCACACTTGTTTCTTTAGTGAATTCAGTTGCGGTTGCTGAACGGCTAGCGAGCTTCTATGCTTGCAATAAAACGCTTCAAGCTTCGTTTCTGACCGAAAAGGAAAAGCCCGGACAAGTTGTAAAGGTCATGGACCCATACGATCACGAAATCGTTTCTGCTTGTATTGAGTCGATGGATGTAAACATGTCCTCAACACTGAAAGCGAATGCCGAAATGCGAATTGGATTTATTCCCTCGCAAGTTGATGATTTCAAAACATTTGATGAACGCATCGTACTCACCGGATCAGGGACTTATCAAATTCCTACTGAAACAACTTTGATCCGCTATGTTTTGATCAGCGGGGCCCAGGGCGGCCATTGCGGGCAAAAAGGCGGGGATGTCGGTACATCACCGTCCGTATCCTGGACCAATCCTCCACCATTTGAGAACCAGTTACGCGGCTGCGGACTTGCAAATGGCGGAGCGGGCGGAGAAGGTGGCGCACCGGGCGCGGGGGCCAGAATCCTTGAAGGGGCTCTGGATATCTCCGGGATAGACTCTATTGTATATAGCTGCGGCGTTGGTGGCCTGGGAGCCTCCTATAACCCGAATGATCCGGAGGGCGCTCTTGGAAGCGACACAACGCTTGGTTCTGCAACCACGGCTGGAGCACAAGCCTCAGAGGCCGGATACACAGATCCCATCACCGGGGAAAAATACGGAGGGACCGGTGACCAAGGAATCCCTGGAGGAAAAGGCGCAGGAAAGGCGGCCACAGTTACAACCATCAACAGTGATACTGTCCAGCTCTTTGATCCAGCCGAAAACGTTACCGATGAGGACGGCAATACCTGGAACGGAGGCTTGACCGAAACTGACCCGGATGATCCAGAACGTGTTGCTATGAAGACGCGAGAGAATGACGGCGCCTACATTTGGTATAGCCGAGGTTTAGGTGCAGGTGCAGCTGCCGGTAAAAATGGTAATGGCCCCGGACCCGATGCATCGGTGTCTGTACGATCTTCATCAATTAAGGCTACTGCTGCATCTGGTGTAAATGGCGCGACACCAACCTTGACGCCCAAAAAGCCTGCCCAGTATGGCAAAGGTGGCCGCGGTGGTTATGGCGGCGGCGGTGCCAGCTCAGGAGGACTTGCCGTTGGCTCCACAGATTCCTCGGATTACACGGTATCAATCACCGCCGGAACCGGGGGAATCGGCGGTAATGGCGGTACTGGTGGCCCTGGCGGGGATGGCTGCATCATCCTATATATCAGCCGCCGCGTTCCTGTGGAACGCGGGCCTCTGGTAACATCGGACACAAAATGGTTTTTAGACAAGCATGGCAGAAGATTCATCACGTGAGGAGGTACAAATGGCAACGATTGAAGAACTCGCTGCAAAAGTTGCTGAACTCGAACAGCAGATGGCAGCAATCACGGCCCCGCCTACCGAGTATTACACCAGTGCATACAGTGGAGAGGAAATTGATGCAGCTGTCAAAAAAGTATCTGAAGGATTGGCTGGCGGCGTGGCCTCCTTCAATGGCCGGACCGGGGCGGTGTTGCCCCAGTCCGGGGACTACAACGCCACACAGATCCCGGTGAGCGGAGAGCCGGAGGCGGAGACCGTTGCGGCGGCTTTGTCTAATAAGGCGCCCGCTGGATATGGCTTCGGGGATGCGATACAGGAAATTGCGACCACCAGCGCGGAGGAATCCTATGAGACATACTGCGCCAAGGTAGACGCCGTACTGGACGAGATGCCGGACAAGACGGCAAAACTGGTACGGGCCTATCCGCCTGCGGTGTACGGCAAAGCGGGTACTACGGTATCGCTCTTATACAAGAGCGATGCGAATTACGCGGTCCTATCCAATATCGGCAGTGCAGACACGGCGCTGTGCGGATGGCGGATGATAAAATTAAAAAAATCATCGTCAGACCCGTCTGCTTGGCAGCCGTTTGAGTGGGAGCATCCCCCCATGCAGTTGGGCGTCGAGTACCGCACCACTGAGCGGTATAACAGCAAGCCAGTCTACAAGAAAGCCATAAACACCGGAGCCCTCTCTGCGGGAACATCCAAGTCTGTGGCGCATGGAGTACAAAACATTGGGCTACGGTTATCCGCACTGTACGGATTAAACAACGGTGGAGATAATCTGGTTAGCAATCCGGGTATCACTGGTATTTTGGTTGACGGATCAAACATCACCATAACGACAGCGGCGGGATTCAGCACGAGCAATTCCTGGGTTGTTATCGCCTACACCAAAACCACGGATTAAGGGGGACACCATGAAGATCATCAAATATCAGTTGGAAACAGAGATCAACTATGGTACTCCCGAGGAGCCGGACATTGAGACGCTACTTTCTCCTGTTACTGTGACCTATACGGAGGAGGCCTATGCTATCGCTCAGGCGGAGGCGTTTCAAGGGCAGATTACCGTGGAGGATGATGGGAAGCCGGAGCCGGAACCCAAACCAGAGTATGTGACCTATGCGGAGCTTGCAGAAGCAATCAGAGAGGGCGTGAACGAAGTATGACGGACAAGCAGTTTGTACTTACCACCATGCGGGATACCGGGCTTGCGAGGGCACAGACCCTCCAGGCCCAGGCCCCGGACATGACGGGGACGGAGCTGTATGCCTCCGAGGACTACATCCCCAGCTTTACGGCGGCCTGTGAGGCCATGAATATGCTGGAACGGGAAGCGGGCTTTGTCTGCTGTTCCACAGCGGGCCGAGTGGTGCGTCTCCTCCAACCCTATGACAGCACCATCTACAACACCCAGGAGCCGGAGGACCTGCCCGCACAGTGGGGCTTTGCATGGTCCACAGACCCGGACAAGGCCCTGCCGTTTATCGCCGTCTCCACTTCGCCGTATATGACCGGGGACTGCTGCACCTATGAGGGCCATGTTTGGCGCTCCGGGCAGGACGGCAATGTGTGGGAACCCGGCAGCGTGGGCGTGAAGTGGGAGGACCTGGGGGAGGTGCCCAATGGCTGACGAGAAGTGCGTTAGAGACCCCCGGCATGACTGCTTTGGCCTGGAAGCAGCAGCCCGTCTGGAGGGGCGCATCAAGGCCCTGGAGGACTGGCAGCAGGACTCCAAGAAGTTCCATAACTCGTTCTATGACTGGCAGCGGGAGCAGATTGCCCGAGACGCCAAGCTGGACGAGCAGCTTTCCAACATGGATAAAAACATCGAAAAGCTGCTGGCAAAGCAGGAGGAACAGACGGCAAAACCGGGACGCCGCTGGGAAGCCATCGTGGACAAGTCCGTGTGGGCGGTGCTGGCGGCGGTAATTGCGTTTATTTTGGCCCGCATTGGGCTGTAAAAAAGCGACGCCCCCGAAGGAGCGCCGCAAGCCCGTAGTATTCGTTGTCTCCGTCCATTGCGACTTAACGCGGAGGGAGCGCTATCAAAACAGCACACGTCTGCACAACGGGCAATAACATCTTACATCATTAGAAACCGGCGGTCAAGCCGGATATTTGAAAGGAGCTTACTTATGACTACCAACGAAATTCTGAACAAGTACACCACTGGCGAAATGACCCTGCCCGAGGCGAACGAGGCGCTGAGGGAGGCGGAGGCGGGCTTTACCCTGGACCCCAACCGCAATGTAATCACTCAGGAGGAGTTCCTGGCGACCACGGCAGGGGAGACTCCCGACACCGTCAACGGCTATGGCCTGATGGACCACGGCGTAGGCTGCATGGAGAAGGTCCATGTGGTGAACGGCAAGACTGTGGATGTCAACATGGGCGCTGAGACTGCCTATGTGTACATCGCCGGGAAGAAGTACGAGCTGAAGGGCGACACCCTGGTGGAGCCGGAGGGCTGATATGGAGACACTGAAGAAGCGCCTCGGGAACCTGCTGGCGGTGAAGTCCATCGCCACCATCGTGCTGACGGCGGTATTTGCTTACCTGACCTGCACCGGCGGCGTGACAGCAGAGCAGTTCTTGACAGTGTACACCGTGGTGATCGCCTTCTACTTTGGCACCCAGGCGGAGAAGAAAGCGCAGGCGGACAATGGCAACAGTACGGGAACTCCTTGACATCGCCCGTGGAGAGCTGGGGTACAAAGAGACCCCAGCCAACTCCAACCGGACGAAATACGGTGCGTGGTACGGCCTAGACGGCCAGCCCTGGTGCGTGATGTTTGTGGAGTGGGTCTTTGCCCAGGCGAGTGTCAAGCTGCCCATTGAGACCGCCAGCTGCACAATCTTGATGAACGCCGCCAAGTCCGCCGGGAACTGGGTAACATCCAACTACCAGACCGGAGACGTGGTGATCTACGACTGGGGCGGGGACAAGCGCCCGGACCACTGCGGCATCGTGGAGGCGGTGGGCGGCAGCTCCATCACCGCCATCGAGGGCAACACCGCCATTGGCAACGATAGCGACGGGGGAGAGGTCATGCGCCGGACCCGGACGCTAGGGCAGATTTTGGGGGCTGTACGGCCCGCCTATGACAAGGAGGTCACTATGGACAATACACCGTCTCCCGCCCACAAGGAGGGCGTGGAATGGGCCGTAAAGAACGGCATCCTGACGGGCAACAGCGAGGGGGACCTGATGCTCTCCCGGCCTGTTACCCGGCAGCAGATGTGTACGATGCTGTACCGAATGTGGAAGCTGATGAAATAAGAGGGAGGACGTGAGATTGTGAGCGCAAAAGTGAAACTGCCTGACCCACTGGATAAGCTCTTGCGCTCTCAGCTGGAAAAAGTTATTGAAGAAGCAGCATTCCATACAGACGATGAACTGATCGCAAGGCGGCGTATTATTGATAAGTGGAATCAAATTGATGTGGCAGCAGAATTGGGCTGGTATCGTAGCACAGTTAGCGATCACGAAAAGTATATATTCCGGAGGGTTAAGGATGTAGCAAAACAGCTTTACAAAAATAAGGGAGCCGGGGATTGACCCGGCTCCTTTATCTTTATGTATGTTTTTTTACTGAGCGACATACGCATGTTCCGTTATCTCCATGGTCATTATCGTACCATAGGATGTTATAGATCGGCCCTGTCAAGAATCCGTACAGTCTAATTGTCCCGCCAAGTCTGAGTGAGTGGATAGCCTCTGCCTCGATACATAGCTCTGAAAATCTATCTCTGGCTGGCTTATTGAGCGATGCAACGTCGATCGCATGGTTCTGCTTTTTTGCTGAAATAAAAATGTCGCTCCAAGTCATGCGCTCGAAGTCTTGCAATTTTGGGAAAATCGTAGTCCAGAACTCATGAGAGAGACGTGGCTCATGAAAAGACCATCTAATATTTGGCTCCATATCGCAAGATGCCAGCCGCCAAGATGGATGCTCCTTCATAATGCTGTCCGGGTCTCCGCCCAGCTTGATGCCGGGTAACGGCACCCCGCCTTGTCTGACTTCCGATTTCGGAGTACCACCACATTTAACGCGCTTAGAGCCCGCCATAATACATTGCCATACTTTCCTTTGTGATAGGAGTGTTACACAGGGCTCCAGCGGGGAATCCACGTCTGGCATCTTGCCATGGGCCTTCCATGTGTGTGAGCTGGCTGAGCCACTGGGCATTTTTCTCTCCATAGTATTCCAGAATTTTATTGATGGTATCCTTTTGCCCATCGCTAAGGTTTTCGCTGCTGCCCTTCATTTCATCGGCAGAGACCGAAAATTTTCCCTGGCTGTGATGGAAAAGGGAAGGACACACAGGCCCGTTGGCCCATGCTTCAAAATCTTCGTCGAACAGGGGCGCATCATCCCATACCAAAGACCAAGCCTGTGAATAATAGCACAGCTTTTGAAGTTTCATCGTGGACATAGTGCCACACTTTTCAAGAATATATTTTGCGGTATCAAAAACACTTCCCATATTGCGTACCCCCTTTCTACCTACATTATATTCTTATTCTGAAAAAAGTAAACACGTAAAACCGCCGAAAATGACATGACCACATAAATACCCCCATAATTGCCACACAACTCCCACATGGATACCACCCATGCGGGGATTTTTTGTGAGAAAATTTAAGCATGGAGGACGTAAGGGACAAGGGCTGGTACACGTCGCCGCCCTCCTTGCGGCCTCCTGATTTCATTGATAAGGACGTGTTTTAAGTTGATCCTGAATGGTTCAGAACTGGTTGCCCGGCTAGTGGCCTGCGGCTTTACAGAGTCCAGCGCGTGGGACATCTGCATGAAATATGCCGCTGACGGCAATTACTCCGGTTTGGAAGGATACATCCACCAGCAGGAGCTTTTGTACGATGACAGGAAACAGTACGTTTGAATATTACAACGCCAATAGAGACGGAAAGAACGTGGGCGATTGCACCGTCAGAGCAATTTCCGTTGCCCTGGATCAGGATTGGGACACCACCTATTGGGGCTTGTGCTGGGAGGGTTACCTTGCCGCAGATATGCCGTCAGGAAATCCGGTTTGGGGCAAATATCTCCGCCGTAAAGGCTGGCGGCGCTATCTGCCGGAGTACGAGGATATGACTGTACAGGAGTTCGCTCATGAGCATCCCTATGGCGTCTATCTGCTGGCCTTGGACACTCACATCGTCTGCGTCTTTGACGGGCGCATCGTAGATACTTGGAACAGCGGCGGAAAGACCGTGCTGTATTACTGGATGGAGGATTGAGTATGCCGTATCAATATATGCCCGGCTATCAGCCGTATTATCAGCCGCCCATGGCGGACCAGCTTGCACAGCTTCGTGGGGCGCAGTATCAGCCCATGCCCCAGCAGATGCCGCAGGTACAGCCCCAGCAGGCGCAGGTCAGCGGGCAAAGCATGGTGTGGGTAAACGGTGAGCAGGAGGCTATGGGCTATCTGGTGGCCCCCAATTCCGCTGTGGCCCTGTGGGACAGCAACGCCCCCACCATCTATCTCAAGCAGGCGGATGCCAGTGGAAAACCATCTATCAAGGTCTATGACTTGGTGGAGAGAAATGCCCCCACGACGGCCCCTGCTGCCCCGCAGGCGGCTCCCGTGGAGTACGCTACCAAGCAGGACTTGGAGGCCCTTGCGGCCCGTGTGGAGGCGTTGAGCGCCAAAGAAAAGCCCGCCCGCAAAGCGGCAGCAAAGGAGGATGCGGAATGAACCCCTTTTTCCAGGCGATGGGCGGCAACAGACAGCCCAACATGATGCAGCAGTTTCAGCAGTTCATGAATCAAATGAAAGGCAAGGACCCCAACGCCATGATACAAGAGATGGTATCCTCTGGACGCATTTCCCAAGATCAGCTTAACCAGGTCCAGAAACAAGCCCGGCAGATGCAGGGAATGTTTGAGGGGATGCGGGGGATGTTCGGCAAGTAACCTTCTAACTCTCTAATTACTCTCAACTACTTGAGAGTTCTTTACAGTATCAAATTTCCGGCCGGAATTTGAAATAAAACTACAAAGGAGATAACACAATGAGTCTTTCTTCTGACAATGTGGCTCTGACTATGCCCGTCCAGCCTGCTAACGGTAACGGCAGCAACGGCGGCTTTGGCTGGGGCGGCGATTGGTCCAGCTGGATCATTTTGTTCCTTATCTGGGGCATTTTTGGTTGGGGCAATGGCGGTTACGGCGGCTTCGGCGGAGGCGGCGGTGTCAACAATCCCGGCCTGCAGGGGCTTGCCACCAGGGCGGACATTAACGAGGGCTTTGCCCTGAACGGCCTCCAGAACGGCCAGACCTCCATCCGGGACGCCGTGACCAGCGGATTCCACGGTGTGGATACCGCGGTGTGTAACCTGGGCTATCAGACCCAGGCGGGCTTCAATGCCCTTGGCGCTCAGTTGGCCTCCTGCTGCTGCGACACCCGGGAGGCGATTCAGGGTGTGCGGTACGACCTCGCCACCACCGCCTGCGCTACGCAAAACACCATCCAGAATACCACTCGGGACATCATCGACAACGCCAACGCCAACAGCCGGGCGATTTTGGATTTCCTGACTCAGGACAAGATCGCTACTTTGACTGCTGAGAACCAGAGCCTGAAGTTCCAGGCTTCTCAGGCGGCCCAGAATGCTTTTATTACCGCGAACCAGGAAGCCCAGACCGCCGAGTTGATCCGCCGCATCAACCCCATGCCTGTCCCGGCCTATCAGGTGCCCAATCCTTATGCCGGATGTGGGTGCAATCCCTGCGGCTGCGGCTGCTAAAACCCAATACATCAACTTGTAAGAAAGGCTTACATGTTCGGCCCCGTGCCGATTTTGAACCATGCGGCGGGGGCAATAGCCTCCGCCGACTTTTTTGAAAGGAATGAAGTTTATGGCTGAATACAGCAACAGCGCAATCGTAACCGTTGCCGCTGGTCAGAACGTGCCTTTTACCGAGGAGGCCAACACAGGCAAGCCCTGCATTGTGCATCGGGAAGGCGCTGGACTTGTGACTCTTCGCGGGCTAACGAACCAGTGCCGGGCAAAATTCAAAGTCTCCTTTGGAGCGAATATTGCTATCCCCACCGGTGGGACCGTGGAGGCCATCACGGCAGCGATCTCCATCAATGGTGAGGCGCTGAACGCTTCCACCGCTACCGCCACCCCGGTTGCCGCAGAGGATTTCTTCAATATTTATGTTTCCGCTGTGGTTGATGTCCCTCGTGGCTGCTGTGTTACCGTAGCCGCCCGAAATACCAGCACCCAGCCTATCCTCGTTGCCAACAGTAATTTTATTGTTGAGCGTGTGGCTTGAAAGGAGAGTCAAGAATGTATATGCATGAACTGAAAGAAAAGCTCTGCGAAGAGTTGGAGGAGATCGCCCGCAAGCCGGAGATGTCTGCCGGGGACCTGGAGGCCGCCCACAAGCTGACCGACACCATCAAGAACATCGACAAGATCGAGATGCTGGAAGAGGACGATGGGTACAGCCGGGCCGGGAACTGGGAGGCCGATATGCGCGGTACTTATGCCCGCGGCTCCAGCTACCGTGGCCGGAAGCGGGATTCCATGGGACGTTATAGCCGGGATGGAAGATATTCTCGACACGCATCTCCTGACATGATGGATAAGCTACAGACGATGATGGATAATGCCTCAACTGAACGTGAGCGTGACGCCATCCGGCGTCTGATGAACGAGATGGAGATGGAGTAAGGGGGTGGCCCTATGGGCGAAACTGAAGCTCGTGGTTGGCTACTGCTAAAAATTGCCGAGTGTATGGGCGAGGAACCATCTGACCGTATGGCTGACAGACTGGCAACATATAACGGAGCCTATCAGGCGATTTGCCAGTGGGAGGGCCAGCGCCCAAGAACTAGCAATTTGCAATCTAATAAATCGTTCACTCTAGCTGACGCAGAGGACTGGACATCTCGTATGGTAAACGCCGACGGAACAAAAGGGCCGCACTGGACTCTGGAGCAGGTTAAACAGATCATGGCCCAAAGAAACATACCCGGAGACCCGGCGCAATTTTGGGCTGCAATAAATATGATCTATTCTGACTACTGCAAGGCCATCCAAAAAACATCAGCGAATACCCTGGACTTCTATGTTTCGATCACCAGGGCATTTCTGGATGACGAGGACGCCAACCCCGACAAACTCAAACTCTACTATGACCATATCGTCAAGCATTAAAATGACCCCGCTCTCAATTGAGAGCGGGGATTTTATATATGCAAGTCAACTATATGCAAAAATTATACTTTCAAAAAAGCGAGGAGCAGGTATGGGGCATTATGGGTGACTTGATGGACACGCTACAAGTTGCTAATCTGAGAATATATAATGGAGTAATTCGAAAGATTAGAGGATTGCGATGTTACTTACATGTTACTAACAAACCCAAAATCTTGTGGACAAAAAGAAACCCTAAAACCTTTGCGGCTCTAGGGCTTTCTTTGGTGGAGACTACTGGACTCGAACCAGTGACCTCCTGCGTGTGAAATATAGTATTATACTTTCTCAAAACATTGTAGAAGGGTCAAACCGAGTAATTTCAAGGAAAATTGAAACTTCAATCGAGGAAAAATCTCAAAAACTTTTTTAGGTTACTAACAAATTTCTAACAATTCTCGACTGCCTGTATCAATTCATCTGCGTCTGTATGCACATAGATATTTGCTGTGGTACTGTAATCCGCATGGCCCAGGATTTTTTGCAAGGTCTCCGGAGCCATTCCCTGTTTTCTTGCCCAGCTGGCGTAAGTGTGCCGAGTGCAATGCGGGTTTTTCTGCGGAATGCCCAGTTTCTTCAACAGAGGGTAGTAATCCCGTTTTCGGTAGTTTTCCGGGCGGTGCTGTCCGGTATATCCAGACAGGAGCAGCGGTCCGGTTGCCTGTTGGGCGAAATAGGCAAAATAGCCGCGCCCTTCTAGACGGATAGGAATGATGCGATTGCGTCCGGCCTCTGTTTTTTCTCCGCCTATAACATAGGCACCGTGGTAGTCCGCAAGAGGCAGTGAGAACAACTCCCCAATACGCATACCTGTATAAATTAGCATAAGAACGATTTTTGCCGTTTCGCTGTTATCAGCTTCCAGTTTTGCGATTTCTTGGTCTGTAAAGATGTCTTTTTCTTTTTTGACGTTTTCCGGGAGCCGGACGAATTTGGCAAAGTTGGTGGTGCAGATTTCCTCCCGGATGGCCCATTGTGACATCTGCGTAATCAACTGCTTGTACTTTGACACGGTGGAGTGCGATTTCTGCATGTGTGGGTCTAGGGCCAACTGAAAATCTGCTGTGCGGAGGTCCCTGAATTTCTTCTCGTGGAGCGGGGTAAACACAGCAAAGGCCCGATTGTATCCCTCAATTCCTTTTTCGCCGATCTCCTGATAATGCTCAGCTTTCCACACCTCAAATACCTCGGCAAATGTCATGTTGTACCGCTCAGACAAGTCCCGACCAGACAGTTTTTCCAGAGCCTCTGTAGCGTCTGTTTTGCGCTCATAATACCCGATGATTACTTTATTTTTGGCAGCTACCCAAGGACGGCGCCGCCGGCCGGACAGCTTATAAACTGTTCCGGTGCCATTCGCACGTTTCAAGGCCTTCCGTGGGGGAGTGCCAGTCTGTTTCTTTCCGCAGGCAGGACAGTATGTCGCCCCTTTAGGCAACTCCGCTTTGCAACGTATACAGTTCAAAAAGACACCCCCTTATAAGTACGCCGCCAGGGGAGACCTGACGGCGGGTTTTATACATAATACGGATTTGGCTTCATTAAAATCGCAATCAAATCAATAATCCATCCCACAAAAAACAAACCAGCAGTGAAGATATAGACGACTCCCATAAGTATTTTCCCTTCATAGAACTTGTGAGCGCCGACAAGTCCAAGGAAAAGACAGAGGACGAAAGCTACCCATTTGTTTTTTTCTTTCCCTCTGTTCTCCATTTTAACATCAACGGTGTTTGTGTTGGTGTTGTTGATCACGACCGGCTGCTGGCTTGACTTCAAATCTTCAACTTGCTTTCCGCAAATCGGGCATACGATGCAATCTTGATCTATCTGCTGGCCGCAATGCTTGCAAAATTTTTTCCCTGGTTGCAAAATTTCATTTCCCATTTTATCATCTCTCTAAAAAATATTTTTTGTTGCACGCTTCCGTGCAATTTCGACACAACGTTAAGCATATATTGTAAACAAAAAGGAGGAATGTCAGATGAACCTTGAAAAAGACCTGATCCAGATTATCAGCAAAAGCACAAACAAAGAGGCCGCTATTCTGACTGCGATGGAAGTAATCCACGCTGAACTAGAACGGCTTTTATCTGAGCCAGAATTCCCGCTTTCAGATCATCAGGCAACAAGCGGAAAATCTGAATAAGTTCTTCTTCCATCCCGTCTACCTTTTTGGTGGGCGGGATTTCTTTTTGCTCTATTGTCGTTTCTTGGCCCACTAATTCTTCATAGGTCATTTTGAGGGCGGATGCCGCTGCCATAAGCTTTCTTCTGCTTGGCTGGAATGTGTTCGTATTCCATTGAGAATAAGTTGCAGACGAAATTCCAGACTTTTCATAAAATTCTGTTTTAGACATACCTAGTTCTATTCGTCTAAGCTCTATTCTTTTGAGAATTGTAGAAACATCCATAAAATACCCCTATTTTTGTGCAAAACATAAAAAACAAGAAAATACTAAGTCTAAGCTTGACTTTGCATAAAAACGAGAGTATACTAAGTTTAGCTTTAAGGGCAATGCAAAACCAAGCCCACAATTTAGCGGACTTCTAAATTTATTATATTAGGTGGTACTTCTATATTAAGTTAAGTTTGCTAAATTGTCAAGTAAAACTTAGTGTTTGGAGGTGAAATAGGTGGGTTTTAGAAACGCTAGGGTTAAAGCCGGTCTATCAGTTGCGCAAGTTATGAAAGCTTTGTCCGTTTCAGACGCGGCTATTTATCAGTGGGAGACAGGTGAAACTACACCAAATGCAAAGAGACTCCCTGAAATCGCAAAGCTCTACGGCGTCACCGTAGACGAGCTTCTTTCGGATCAGGGCGAAGGGTGAGGGGAGGTGAGAGAGATGGACAATCAGCAGATATTAGAGACGCTCGAAAAGCAGCTGCAACTACTTTCCGAGCGTTCCAAGAAGTGCATATCAGATAGCGACTTGGTAGCACTTTCTAATGCAATGCTTAGCATTAGTCAGTTGCTTTTAAATCCTTGAACCATCCAGATTTAGCTTTAATTCGGTGGTCTTTAAGGATTTCATAGTACGCTTCTTGATACATAGTATGAATTTCTGACGGTGTTTTTTCTCTAAGGTCTTGATTTTGCAGATAAAGCATCGCAAGTGCCTCTGCATAGCTATCAGGAAACGTCTTGAGAGTTTCATTAGACATAAGGCTCACCCCCTTTCTCCCCTCATCCTATCACATTCAGGGAGAAAGGACAATAAAGATGCCCCCGCCAGTGCTGGCACCACCGACGAGGGCTGCGGAGACCTATTGAGTACACCAACAGGCCCGCGAGGTTATTATACACGCCTCCGGGTCAAATGACAAGGAGGTTTTTATGAACGAAAAAGACAGCATCAAAGACCTGGAGTCCCAGGCGCGCAACACCAAACACCTGATGGACAAGTTAAACCGGGCGGCCTACGGCATGACTTTTGACGAGGCAATCCGGCTGGGCAAAGAAAATCCCCCGCCGTGCAGTGAACACGACGAGGGAAAGGATTGAGCAACCACGAACAATCCCTTTGGATACAGTATATCGCCTCCAAGGGGAGAAATCAAGGAGGTATTTATGATTGAAGCATTAACTGCGGCCGAAGCAACAGAAGTCCTTCGCAATGCGGGGCTGCGTATTACTCCGGAGACTATCCGGGATGGCATCCAAAAGAAAGTCTTCCCGTTCGGGGACTGCGTAATGGCCGAGGACGGCAAGAAAGTCAAATGGTGCTATATCTATAAGGCTTTGCTAGATCGCTGGATCGCCGAAAGAACGGTGAGCGCATGAGCATTGAAATGGGTATAGTGGCGGCAATCATTATCATTGGAACGGCCAAGGTTGCCGGATGGTTTATGCGCTTCCTTTCCTGGATGGAGGGAGAGCGGTGAAAGTCGGAGACAAGCTGTGCCTGGAACCCACCATCCCCACCAGCGCCTTTGTGACCGCAAGGACAGGCCCGCATCCCTGCCGGGTAGTCTCCATCAACGAGCGGCACCATCATTTCACCGTGGAGTTCGATTTCCCCGAAGGCAGCTTCCGGGAGACCTACAAGGAGGAATAACGCATGGACGAACAAGAGTTGAAAAATATTTTGGACAAGCACTTTAAATGGCTACGAGGCGAAAATGGCGGAAAACGGGCCAACCTGTTCGGGGCCAACCTGTCCAGGGCCGACCTGTCCGGGGCCGACCT